CATATACATGTAATGAAGAAATTGAATGTTCATTTTGTGGAAAATTTAGGGAGTTTGAGGCTCAAAATGCCTGAAACCTGCGGCACTTGTCGGTCATATATTCCAGATATAGATTACGTATGTGGCATATTATAATATTTGCGATTTAGACAGGTGGCGACCTCAATGCTGTTAGACTCTCCCGAAATATTCAAAATTGAGAATAGATTCTCTTCTCTTTTTGAAAGAACCATCAAAAAAGGGCTCCTTAATATTCCAGGCCCAAAAATCAAGACCTCCGTAAAAAGCGCTTTTCGTTCGGCTGTCTTTAGGGTCCAGCTTGACAAGTTAATTGATGATATCTATCTTTATTCGATTTCCGAAACTGATAAACTCATCTCAAAAGCTCTAAGTGCAAGCCTTCAGAGAAGCCCCACAAGACATTATCTTAGTGCGGCAGATACAAACACTCAAGATACTCCTTTAATCTTGACTGAAGAGGCTGTAAAACAGTCGGCAGATTTAGCTCTGGAAGTTTCCGAGTCGATTATTGAAATGCTCAAGGATGAAGCGATATATCAGGAACATCCAAGCAAGCTGGCTGGCAGGATTTTAGATAAGTGGAATGGTGAAAAATACAGGGCTGTACGGTTTGCACGAACCATCACGGCTGATATTGCGACTAATACGAGTTTTCATAGGTTCCAGCAGCAGGGCATTCAAGAAATGCAGATATACGCCACAATTGACAAAAGAACGAGTCCCTACTGCCGTATGATGCATGGGACGGTTTTTAAGACGGATTCACCGGAAGCGAGTAAGTATAGAACTCCATTTCATAGTAACTGCCGTACTGCAATTTTGCCCGTCACTGCTTTTTCTAATATTGATGATTCGATGAGGTATGAGAATCGAGACTTTTCTAAGTTGTATGGGCAGAATTTTAAGGTACTTGATGAAGGGCTTGACAGTGATTCTGTGAAAAAGATTTTTAAGGACATTGATAAGTTTAAAGAGAAGTATTCAATTCCTAAATTTATTTTTGATGAGGATATCGAAAAAAGGTTAATGAAGTTGGGGGTTGGAGTAGAGGTAAGGGAATGAAAAAAGGGAAATTTTAGATTTCCATTCTCACATCATATCTGAATTCAATCCGCGCATCCGTTGTAATTAATACATCTTCTCCATCAGGTATCAATACGATTGTGTATCCAAAAATAGTGTTTGGGATCAGCCCATCTGTAAGCCCAACTAATCTGCTATTATATTGGTTTTCAATCAAATATGCACATAATGAAGAATACGCTGTACGATTTAGTACAACGAATTTAGGTTCAAAATTATTCGCATGTACTTCTTGCAATTTGTTATAGATCAATTCTACTATTTTATCATTCATTATTATCCCTCGTCTACGCTTTTTTAATTTCATAATATTTATCAATTTTATCTTTTTCCTCTTCTGTTATCTCTTCTAAAAACAATAAATACTCGTCAAGTCCAGCCATCATTATATATATATCAGATTTGTCCTCTGCTTCGAGGACTTTTTTACTTAAGTTAGAATGTGGATTAACCGAAGTTGATATGAAGTATCTCATTTTTCACTCTCCTTCTCTTCAATAAGTTTTAATCTGGCAAATCCTACATCTTGTGTAAAATTCGAAGGAAATATCATATTTCCGTACTCATCTTCTGTAACAATTCCTTTATATTTATCATTTACATATAATTCATATTTGTTCATTTATTTCCTCTCCTTTTAATATCCCCCATTCCATAAGCCTCTTCTTTATGTCTCGCATTTCGTAATCACTGACATACTCCACACGCTAAAGCATGTAGGCTTTCTGCCTTCGTACCGTAAATCCCCAACACCGTTTAGCTCGCATCAAGCGATTACCTCTTCAATCTTCTTGCCAATTCCTGCTGACTTCACATGCTTGCATTTTTCAACAACAATACTTAGTACATTTTCAGGATCGAATGTCAGGAACAAGCCCACTAATTTTAGGAGTTACATTCATCTTTAATTCACATCTAAAAGTGATTTTTTTAATAAGTTCCTTTATCTCAGTGCTCACTTCTATCGGATCAACTGTCAAGCTATCAATATTTTTTTGTAATAAAAAGAAAGCACACCCAATAGCCCCATCTACTACTTTCCTATCTTTCGGGTCCATATCTTTCCAAATAGCTTGCCAGTTTTGGATTTCGTTTAGTTGTTTCTGAATCTTGTCAACAATCCCCTGGGCATTATTCATTTCAGAAGTTTCTGGACACAATTTAATAAGGGATTGCAAACCGCCGTTAATTACAGCTAAATCATGCTCGTCAAAGTCAATTAGTACCATTATTTTTCCTCCATCTTTTCAATATCATTACCTTCGTCATCAACAGCACATCGCACTTTCGTCAGTTACCGGCGCATCGAATTCACACCCACAACTACAAGCCCACAAAGCCATATTGTTTCACCTCATTATATTCAAAATGTTGTACGATTTGCTAACGATACAGCGCAAACATCACAATCAAAATCAATGAATAGGTCATCTCTGAATCGCTTATCTCCATCTGGGTATATCGAAACGCTCTGTCTGTAGTCAAAGGAGTCTCCATTTGAAATTAAGTTTTCTCGTATTTGTAGAGTCATTTATTCCACTTCCTTATTTTCTAATTCATCCATAAGCCTGTTCAATAGTTTATCCCACGTTTCATTCTTATTTCCAATAGTTCCAAGTCTTTCTCTAGTAACTTTCTTTATTGGTATAGTGGTATCCTCTTCTTTGCGTACCATACTAAGTACATAGGGTCTTATAACATATAAAGATTTGCTGTACTATTCAGTACCAAATTATAATATACACTACAGTACAACTATATACACTAATGAAATGGTTAACGAAACCATCCAAACAAGTCTAAAACGCTATCGAAATAATCGATATCTGTTGCCGCATAGAAGATGATATTTAATTTTGCTATACGTTTCTCAATGTTTATTTACAAAAAAGTTTACGGTTATCGGTAATAACTTCTATATTCCTATATGTTATAGAATAATCGAGCAAACAAACACATAGGGGAGAAATGAAAAAGTTAAAAAATTAGGAAAAACTAAAAATTAGAAATTAATTTTATTCAGGTTAACGTATGTTAAAAACGCAGTCGGTTAAACGATGTATATAGTTATACATTATTGATTTAGCCCCATTGTTCAGCCATTGCTCTTGCGAATCCTTCAAACGTTTTTGATCTGATCTCTGCTCTATCTTCACTAGGGGGAAGATTATACCATTCAGGAAGGCTTTTTCCGCTTTTCGTGATGTGTCTTTTACCTTTGCTTACAATATTCGTAGGCTGGAGAAGTGGGAGATTTTTAAGCCAAAGACAAGTTGTTTTTGTATGAGGATCTCCAAACATGTACGGCTGGACTATCTGGTCAGGTTTCCTTATATGAGTAGAAATTATAGAAACTGGGTTTTCTATTGCTATTTTTGGAATGTCGGCACTCATCAACAATCTTACAAAATCTAAAGCTTCTTTTTGTTCTTTCTGTTTTTTATAAAACCATCTAGCACCTGAAACCGCGAGATGTGTACAGTCTGGATGGAACACAGCTAAATCCCAACCATCGTTTATAATGTCCATCACGTCTCCCTGGTAATGTGGTCCAGGTCGTGTAGATGGTTTTAAATCACAACTTATTGCATCGTGCCCTTTCTCAAAAAATGCATCTCTAACAGTTCCAGAACACTCACAACCGACTAAGACTTTCATTTTCTCACTTCCTCAATATTCCCCATTCCGTCAACCTCTTCTCAATATCTCGCATTTCATAATCAGTGAAACTTAAACTCTGATAATGCCTTAAAGATGTTACCGGATCATGTCCTTGTCTTCCGTATATTTCTATCTCAGGTATCCCACATTTCAACATCCAGCTCTCAATCGTTTTCCTCGGTGTTTTCGGACCAATCTTAGGCGCTATACCAGCTTTTTCAGACCATCTCTTTAGGTTCTTATTCCAGCTATCTCTATGAGGCGGTCTAGGAGCCTCTAAGAAAGCCTTGAAAAGATATGGAAATGTAGAGGGCAGTTTGTCTATAGTCCTCTTAACAAGTTTCTGCTTAACCTTCTTCTGAGCATCCGGAGGTAAGATAATCTGGTTTCTTTCTTTATGATACCATTCTGGATGATCGTACAACCTTTGCAGCTCAATGTATCGAAGTCCTGTAATTACATTGAGCTCGAAGGCCGGTCTATACGTTTTGCCTTGTTTTTTTTCAGGGATGAATTGAAGAAATTTATCGTATTCTTCGACGGTTAGGACTTTTGTACCGTCGCCGGTTACTAGGCCGTTATCCATGTATCACACCTCATAAAAACGAATTCTCTCCGTAGAACGCTTTGTTATCACGGTTTGCTTCTATGATTTTGCTCCACCATTCATCTTTTATTTTTTCGTTAACATCGCCCCCCCACCATTCATACGAACACGCTTCATCCATTATTATGCAAAACATTTCATCTGGAATACCTTCAGGTTTATTTACCCAAGAATATTGTTTTAGTTTTTCTTCGATACGTTTCTCATGGCAGTCTTCCCTCTCCATTACTCTATCCCAATATTCGTTGAATTCTTCTGTAGTAAAATAATCATCATCGGTACTTTTAGTTTGTATTATAGGAGTCTCACCGTGTTCAAACCTTGCCGACATCGCTGCTTTTAAAGCGATGTTCACATGGTTGTTTTGTTGACCTTCGAAAGCATCGACCCACATACCATCTGGCAAATTAAGCGAAACAAGTCGTTTCATTTCAGTTCCGGCAGATTCCGCGCCCCACCCCGCGTCTACCCAATTTATATCAAAACTATGTGTAAACTTTAATCCAGAATTAAAAAACGCAACGCTTGATATATGCACTCCTTTACTATGTTGGATACATGGGAACTCTATAATAATATCCTTATCACTTGGAATCCAAATATTAGATAAAATTAAAATTCCTCTTTCAGTTTGCCAACTATCTGCAATATCAGGCAATTGCCCTCCATAATCTACGGCATTTGCCAACATTGCCCAATAATCCACCGTTACATTTTCTAAATCACCCTTTACTTCTACCCATGTTTTTGTTTCTGGAAGGTAAAAATCTGGAAGGTAATACCACGTTTTACAGCTACCACGGTCTTTGATTTCATACCCTTCTTTTTCATACTCATACTTAATCCCTAGAGTATCAAAGAATACAGCCCATCTAGCTTCCAACCTGCTCCGAAATCTATACCCGTTATATACCGTTTCAATTGGCTTAATTTCCATAAGTAAACCTCTTCATTTAGTAAACAACGACATAATATAAAAAGGTAGTTATTTTTAATTATAAAAATATTGATATTAATCTATAAGAAAATTTACTTATATACTCAAAAAAGTTAATAATTGAAATAACGACATTTTATCTTAAAAGGTAGTTGTTAAAGGGGTAGGCATCCCATCTTTCTCATACTCATAAACCGGAATCCCCATTTCTTCAGCTATAAACCTCTCAAGCTTCGCACCTTCGGACAGTTCCCAATCAGGGATCATAAGAAGTGCATCACCGGCTTTAACTGACATCCGGCGAATAAATGATATATCGCCATCCATCCAGATTTCCCATTTTTCATTACAATGCTGAAACCCGGATGTATTTTTATGAGGACATAACGCAGCCCATCCGAAAACCCAAGCTTCAAGGGCTATCTTAGAGGCTTTTAATATATTTTCATTAATTCCGTGTATAGGATCTGAATGAGAAAACGGACCAGATATATATAAAATCGGGCGAGTACCAAATTCTTTATTATCCATTTTAAAACACCTTCCTTAACTTTCTCTCAATCCAATCAGGCACAATAGCCCGATACCCAGAATATACCTTATCAGTAATTATATGAGTCCATAACATAAGTACAGCTCCTATTATACTCTCAATCGAAACATGATACCCGTAAACAGTCAACGGAACCCATAAAAAACTTATCAAAATGAAAGGCCCCCATGCATAATCATGAAGTATCTCCCGGTGTCCAGCTTTTGAAAAAGGTTCCCAAATTCTCCCGAAAGGGCCCCATAGCTTTCTAACAATACTTTCCTGAGAGTCCAGGTCGCTTGTTATAAGGAATGTATAGGGCATCATTCCAATCCAGAAGTTTTGTAATCCTTGAAAATTTAAATAGCCTGTCAAGAAGCCCCAGATTGAAGAAGAGAGAGCGACGAAGAGACAGGCGTAAACGTGGGTACTGTATTTCATTAAGCTATAACCTCATCAATCTTATTCTGAATATGAGCCCCCTTTATCTTTGGATACCTTCCAACTAAAAGCCCCAATACGTTCTCAGGATCGGCATTTACGGCGACATAATGATAATTCCATTTGTTATCTGTATACCTAACGTATACGAGGTTATCAGCTTTGGAATCCTGAATTATATCCTCGATCTCGCATTCGCATCTGAAATGTTTAATATCTGATCTTGAGCTTAACAGAGTTCTTACAGCCGACTGCTCATCGAATGCTCTAATCATTATATAATGATCCTGCCATTCTTGAGTATTATAATTGATAACGTAATGGCTTTCTTCTGGTTCTTGTACGGTTTCATGCGCTGCATTAGTGCCAAGCACTTTGTTTATTATGTCAATAAGTTTCATCTCACGGCAACCCCCTGAAAGCTCCCAGTACTCCACATGATAGCAGCCTGTCTTTCTTCCTGTTCTCTACACTTCAAGTACTCTTCAAGTTCTTCATAGGTCATATTCTCCCAACCCCTACTGACCAACAGCCCCACCATATAAGAGCAAACGCTGAATAACAGAACATGTCGAATTTGTTCATTACTCTGTCACTCCACAGATCCCATTTCCATGTAGGATGTTCGGTTTGTGATAATTCAGTAATATAAGAGAGGTAGTTATCGGATGCATCTATGCCATCAATAAAAGAACGGAGCTCTTTTTCAGGAGGCAGGTCTTTGTTTTCAGTCTGTGCTGTTACAGCTGAAACTGCAACAATCATTATTAAAAATGCTATACATATCTGTTTTAACGCTTTCATGGATTAATTTACACCTCAAATTGTTAATGTTAACCATCTGGGTATTTTTGCTCCCTGATACACAGCTCCCCAGTATCTTTTTTTAGTTTGTATATCAGGTCCTTCCCTTCGAAAAATCCTCTTATTTTTGAATAATCTTCTGTGCCAAAATAGAGCATACCTAGCTGACGTTTTTGATTATATACACGCATACTTGTAGTTCCGGTAATTTCAGTTTCAGTTTCTTTCATGTGATTACCTATTGTCTAGGATATAGCATCTATTTGTTATATTAAATAACCTTCATTGTAGATAAATTTATCTACAATGAAGGTTATTTAGTTACTACACATAAAAAAAATTAAATGTAATTTATGAGAGGTTTAATTATGAAAATTGCAGCAAAAATTCTACTGGTGCTACTCATGGCATCTATTATTTTACCTGGATTTGCATCAGCAGCTGAGCCAGGTGCGATTCCGGAAATAGGCAATATCACTGGACCATCTACTACCACAGATGTTACTGGCGGGCTTGGGATATTTTCAAAACTTGGACAATTCTTAATGGATTATTCAATCCACATAGCGGTATTCGTAATGGTGCTAGCTATAGTGATATTGTCAGCAAGGGGTTCGTGGGCTCGCAGTAATCAGCGCTCAGAAGAAGCGTCTGAGAGTAGGTCAAATACGAAAGGGCTAATCATAGACGGTGTAATGACAATGGCAGCCTTGATGTTCGTATTTTTTATTTTGGCACCGTTTGTCAAGAGTTTCATTCCGGCGTGATGAGGTAAGAACATGAACGAATTTCAAAGAGAAGACATGATAAAAAGCGTTTCAGGCACCGTAGAAAGAAACTACTGTGCGATAAAACGTGAAGAATTGTTTGAAAAGTATAAAAACACCGATCAAGAAACGATGAAAAGTGTTATAGAGACTATGAAAAGACGAGGAATCTTGAGATACGACCAAAAAAACGACAAATACCGACTGGTGCTATAAATGAATAAATGGTTTGTCCTGCTTGGATTATTTTTTATTGGTTCAATTGATGTTGTTAGCGCAGGACAGACAATTTATTTAGATCCTACTGATGAAGATGGGATCAATAAGGCACTAGAAGCCGCTAAAAATGAGCCTGGAACTACTACAATAATACTAAATCCAGGCACATATGAAATTAAAGGCTCTCTAATTATCTATTCTAATACTGTTTTGAAAGGCGACCACGCTAAAATCTTAGTTTCCTCAAAATCAAAACAGTGGTTTATCCCTCCAAATGGGATAATCACAACTAAAGGACCCGTCGAAAACGTCACAATTGAAAATCTTATAATAGACGGCAACTGTCACATGCTCCCGGCGAAATATGCAGATACACCGGGACATAAACACGACTGCGAGAAGCTCATTATCATAAAGGGGTACAGTAACAAAAATTCAAAAAATATAGTTATCCGTAACTGTATATTTGCAAATGCCTTTTCTGATGCTGTTTATGTCGCACATTCAAAAGACGTAATCGTAGAAAATAATCAAATTTCAAACTGCCAGCACTCTTCTATTTATTTTTCATGTGTTGTTAGTGGTCTTATTAAGAAAAACGATATCGCGGGGATAACAAGCGATAACGTTCGAGTTGAAAATTCTAAAAATGTAAAGGTACTGTATAATAATCTGTATGGATATTTCGGGAAAAAATCAAATGGAGCTTACCAGGGTGGGCACAATTTAGTACAAGTAGGGGACCAGGGCTTTTCTCATGGGTATGGTTCACCTAAGTCGATACATACTGAAAATATCGAAATCGCTTATAATACATTTTCAGGAAAACATCTGAACACTATTTGGATAGACGCAGCCGGGAAAACTCCCACTACAAACCTCTGGATACATGATAATGAGTATGTCGATATGCCGGAAATTGAAAGGGACGGATACAGCGCAGAAAACCCGCCTTCAATCGAAGAAACCGAGGAGATATTCACAACCTTGAAAGATCTCCTTAAAAGAGATTACACTTTCCAATATTTAGATACTGAGCAGGATTTAGAGGCATCAGCAGAAGCCGTTTATCACAATTACTCAACTGCTCCGTATAGCTTACTCACGGTTGAAGGAGAGGACGATATAGAGGTTATCAAGATTTCCTACGATGGGAACTCAGCCAGGCACTTTATAGAACGTGATATGTGGGTGGGTGATTTCCAGAGAGTGGGGGATGGTTGGTATATTCCAGGCGAATTCGATGCGAATGAGTTAAAAATAACAGTTTACTCAAAAAACGGATATAAAACGTTATCAGAAGATGAAATAGAAATCAGGAACGCGAAAATCGGGTTAGCTGCAATTAGTGTTGATCTGTTCAATTATATTGCAACGCTGGCGATTTCTGGAATATCAATAACAAGAAGCATCAGGAGAATTTTATAATGAGGCTGAAATGCGTATTAGTTCTATTGATACTGCTTATATCCATGACCGGGGCGGCTCTTGCTGCAGAGGAAAAACTGAAGGTCAGGAACTCGGACGGTGAAGAAGTAACAAGGGACACGACCCCTAAAAAATCAATGACTTTAGAGGATGCCGTTTCCCTTAATGCTGACATGGAGGACGCTGGAGTTCTGAGTAATGACAATGAAGACGAAGAAACCGAGGAAGACGAGGCTCCTGAGAAATCATATAATAAAGAAATAGTTGAAGATGAAGATTATATAAGAAACGAAGTTGCGGCCGGAAACGAGCAATTTTTAACCGGGTTATTCACAGGGATTTACACAGAGTTCCAAAATTCTAGCGTAAAGGATGAAAACGGCAATGTGGCAGGTATGATTTATACAGTCGTCACTTTTGTCCCGAACCCTTACGAGAATAATACAATAGTGGACTTATACGGCGGGTATGTCAATCTCTGTATATTCCTTACAGTTATGTTCGTTTTAGGGGAATCCGTTAATCGTAGTGCTGCCAGGATGAAAATAACTTCAGGTTCTAAGTATAGTCTCCCTCCTAGAAGGCTTATAGGCGGGCTTGCTATGTGCATGTTTGCGGTAATGGGAAACGTGTTTTACATGCTCATATTAGAGATAATCGAAGCTCTAAACGGCTTCATTACAATGCCCGTAGTTCCTGCAATGACTCCAGACCCAGAGCATTTCTTTACGTTTTTGATGATGGGACTCTGCGACCTGCTTGTAATGATATTTTTTATAGTTCGGTACTTCCTGATTTACACTTTCGCCGTGATTTGCGGGGTTGTTTTTGTCCTGTTAGTTTTCAAAACATCAAGGGACTTCTCACAAAATGTTATCGAGAAAATGATAAGGATTCTAGCCCTTCAGCCAGCTTCTTTGTTTGTCACATCAGTATGCATTTTAGCAATAGATTCGTTACCAATGCCCCTTCAGCGTTTCGGTTATGTAGGGGTTACGGTTGTAATATTCTTAACTTGTTACTATTTCATGTTCGGAAATTTCACGCTGCTTAAAACGGGTATCAGTACCGCAGTCTCAAAAGGATTAGTTAAAACCGGAGTTCGATACAAATGACCAACGAAACACCATATTCACAAGCAAGACCACCAAAAACAATCACAAGAATAAAATCAGACAGGTTCTTAGACCTTACCAACCTCCATACATGGATACTGTTCGCAGCAACAGCCGCATGTATGTATCTCTTCAGGGAGATGTCAAACAGTATAATAGTTGTACTAACAGCAACCAGAAATATGACACCAGAAGAACTGATAACAGATGCTTACATGAACATTCTTATGTATGCTTCAATGCTCGTTTTAGTCGTGTTTTTCTGGTTGAAATATTTTAGAAACGATGATCTCGTGGAATACCAGAAAGACCGGACAGTGTTTTTCATCCAGGGTCTACGCGGGAAGCATGTAATCAATACAATGGCTGAATCAATGGAGAACCTGTTAAAACTCGTTTCTATCGTGGGAATCCATGACAGCACAGACGGGATAAAGGAAACTAAAGCCCCAAAAGGTGTTATAATTGAATTTGGTCCTCATATCTCATTTATCCAGAGATTGAAAATCTTCTTCAGGCTCGAAAAGAAGAAGCTGAATGAATATGGGGTACTGATTGAAACATTCCCGCCCAGGCTCTCAGATGAATTCCGAGAGTTTCACGAGATGGTACTCCAAAAGGTTGTAAACGGGCTTCCGGTTAACACGTTATTTGAAAATATATCCTGCTCTGTGATGGAGCCCAAAAAGCAGGTTTTAGAGTATCTGCTCTCACTAATGAACACCTCAAAGGGGGATGCAAGCGACAAACATCTTGCAGACATGTATCTCAAGATTTCTACTGATAACGAACTTGTAATAAAATGGCGGTATTATTCCTTCATTTCATTGGGAGAGCGTAAAAATATAGCTGCTGCAAGGGTCCAGTATGGGGCAATAATCCCAGGGCTCATATCAAGTATGAAAGGTGCTTCTCTGTGCCCTGTAGTGCTTAGAGATCAACAGTCGGTAATTGAAGCTTATAAAATTATGTTAGGGGAGGTAGACGCATGATAGTTCAAAAAGTCAAGAATCTTAAAACGAATGTAAAGAAGAGATGGAACGATGCTGGACACTACGCAGATAATCAAGCATGGTCTAGGTCATATGCAAGAAAGATTCTTCCAAGCAGGATTGAGGTATTTGATACTAATCTCGTATTTAATCAGAGAATGGTAGTCCGAACTATTGTATGTGGTTTACCAACTGATACAGGTTCAGAAGGATACCCACGAGACTTCAGCAGCAAAACTATTGAGCAGATACAGAACCTAGCGTTTGATGGGGTTAGGGTCTTAATTTCTACGGGTCTCATTCAGTTGCCAGGGGTTCACACAAAAGAGACGTTAGAGCAGGCACATTTTGATGCAGGAGTTAGGCGAAGCCAAAACAATCACGAAGGGACTGAGAAAGATGAGCTCGAACTTACTATGAAAAGTCAGGATATCATACAAAACTATTCTGAAATATATTACAAGTCTCAAAAGGCTTTTCATGCTTCTTTTGTTGTCGTCCTGCGTGGGCCTGCTGATCTAGTGTTCGAGGCTGAAAGTAAATTAATAAACATTATCAGAGGGGAAAATATAGAGGTTACTATTCCTAGCAGGCTTCAGCTTGAGATGCTACAGACGGCTTTACCTGGACCAGACACTCACCCTAGATCATGGGTTGAAGTTCGTTCAGACGGGGCGGCGGTCTTATCATCTGCAACAAACCTGAACAGCCGGACAGATGATACAGGCATGTATTTCGGGAAGGACATGTTAACCAATAATGAAATTATGTTCGATCTGGATAGACTTGCAGCCAAAACACTGGCTATGTGTGGAGCTACAGGGTCCGGTAAAACATATGCTTATCTGCTGCTTCTCATGCGGTTGAAGACTCTCAGGGATGCCCGGATAATATACACGACTCCAAAGGCCGATGAAGGCACTAATTATAGGTCTGTAGCGGCTGCATTTGGGGACAATGGCTGTATAGCTGACATTGGTATTAATGGATCTGAATATTTCAATCCTCTTGATATTCTGATTGACCTTGAGAGCATGGGACTGAACAAGGAAGAACTGAAGGGAGCCAGGAAACATATATTTGAAAATTTATACGACCTGAAGAAAGGGACCTTAATAAACGCTCATAGAATCTGGTTAGGCTCAGAATTCACGTCAAATATGGCTAGTTATCTCGATGAGTCCCTTGATTATGTTTACGAGCAAGCAGGAATCTATAGGGATGAACCGGACAGCTTTTCAAATCCAATGCCTGTATATCCTACACTCCGTTTTAAATGGGAGCTGGATAAGGAAAACAAGAACTTAGGGACTAAACAGAAGACCGCAGAGGCACTTTATAATAAGACTTATCAGTTCTCTTCAACTGGATTATTTAATAGATACTGCAACCAGACAAAAGGGCTGGACCTTAACAAAGACTTCATTATAATAGATATGGCAAACGTCCCAGACGAGATTAAAACGTTTATGTCAGTCATTGTAAACGGGGCTATAGCTTCCAGGTTCAGCACTCACAACGAAAGAGAGACCTATCTAGCGATTGATGAAGGCGGGGTCTACCTTCGGGATAAGCTATTAAGAGAACAGATGCTACAGAGGCTCACGCAGGGTAGGAGTCATAAGTTTTACCAGTGGATTGCAACACATCAGCCGTCAGACTTCTCTAAAAATGGAGTCGGTGAGGACTTCAGGACGAATACCTACATAAATATCCTGATGGGAAACAACATTAAAAAATCCCTCAATGATGTAAAAGACTATTTTGAGTTAACAGAAAACGAATGCTCTATATTGTCAAACTGTACTGTAGGACAGGGTCTATTACTATTCGGAGATTCCGAAGATGAAAGAGTTCCCATCTTCTTTGAGTCTACAAAATGGGAGCATGAAACGATCAAAGGAATAGGATATGAAGACAAAAAACCAGTTGCTGATAGTGGTTTAACGTTTAAGAGGGAATTCAAGCATTTAATAGCAGATCATAAAATCATCTTTTCAGACTGGTTTGATGGCGACTCTTCCGTATTATTACAACAGGGCTACGAAAAACACCAAGTTTCCAGAGTTAACAAACCAGGAACGGTTGGTGCTTTTTTACCAAAGGGTTCTGTCAGGAATGGACGGATAATATTACCGCATTTGGGAGACATGAAACTCATTCATTTCTCTGATGTGATCCAGTTAGACCCGTTAATGCAGTCTGAAAACTTCGAGGAAATAACGATAAACCACAATCAGGATGTGGATATTAAGGGCCGGAAAAATGGAAAATGGCTTGGCTTGGAAGTCGAAATAAAAGGCTCTCACACTACAGAGGAATTGATAGCAAAGAAGGCAGCTGCACTCGGAAAAGGAATGGAAGTTCGTTTCATTTGCAGTTCCGCGGATTATCCCTTCATTTCAGGGACCGTAGGTGAGGATTATACGCTTAAAAGAGGGTCGGACGTTGCTGATTTCTTAAAGAATTTCGCGGCTGAAGAAGAAAACGGCGAAGAAGAAACAGATATTCAGGTTCCTGCTGAATCTGGACTGATTACTGATGAATTGGAGGCTTAATATACCTCCTTTTCAAAAGGCACTATACAGATAGCTGTATAGATTGGCGGGCGGGATGCCTGGCAAAAAATAATTTAATCCTTTTTTAGGTGATCTAATAATGAAAGCATCAGATGAAGAATACTGGAGAGGAAAGGGCAAGAACCCTAAAACCATCTGTGAGAAATGCGGCGAATATATGTATAATTCGTACTGCCGGAAACTCGTAAATGGAAAACAGAAGCTTATTGTTACTGGTTTACAATGCGCTTGCGGGAACCATGTAAATGATGAAAACGGCTTACTGCAACTGAAAAAACAAACACCTACTACTACTACTACTACTACTACTACTACTTACTAAGATAGAATATAGTATAGTAGTAGTGTGTACACACAGATACACACAATCCCTTTAATATGGAGGTCTTATCCTTGTCTTCTCTCACTTCCACAAACGTAAAATTAGAATCCGAAAAGCTCGAACTTATAAAAATGAAAGGCGTCAATGTCTCGGCTTTATGCAGGGATGCGATAGACTCTTATCTTAAATTAAATAGCACAGATAAAGCCGTTATAAAGAGCCAGATCGCAGACTTACAACAGCAAAGGAATTCTATTGACCTACAAATAAAACTCCTCCTGAAGCAGTTAGAAACATGTGAGAACGAAGACGTATTAAGCACTCATCGAAACGCAATGTATGATAAATGGAAAACTAACATGGCGTTTATGGTCAATAAAAAGACTATTGATTGGGGTACTATTTCAGATGTCTTCAAGTTCTCAACAAGGGCAGAATGTGAGGCATACATTATAAATAGGTTGAAAGAAGATGGATTAATTAATTAACACTTCCAGAGGGGTATCTATTGACAGGCGACAAATCCGAGGTGGAGAACCAGCTCGTAGAAATAGAAAAGGAAATAGAGTGTTTAGATGCTCAAAGGCGTTTACTCCTTTCCATTCTTGAAACTATTAATAACGAAGTCCCGACAGGGGCTTAACTACTCTTTTATTTAAATCGTTATTGGTTGACGATGTGTACACGTACACACATTTAATTAAGGATGTTCTCTTGTTTCGTTGTTTTCAACGGTCTCTCTCTCAAAACAAAAAGGATCTTGCAAGATTAACTAAGAGAGTTGCTGAACTAGAAACCACTAATGAGACCTTAGTTCGCTTCCTTCGCGGGAAGTTCAGGAAGGATTCACACAAGCTAACAAAGCTCTTAAATATGAAGAAATATCAATAAACCACAACGCGAAGGAGGATTTAAGAGGCAAGAAAAACGGTAAATGGCTGGCAATTGAATATGAGAAAAAGGGCAGTCATACGAAAGACGAACTAATCAAAAAGAAGCTTGCTGCACTCGAAAAGGGATACGAGGTTAGGTTCATTTGCAGTAGCTCGGATTATCCCACTATTTCGGATGCCGTGGGTGAGGAATACACCCTTTCGAGAGGGTCAGCCGTTACCGATTTCCTAAAGAATTTCAGGAATCAAAACATAGAAAAAGCTGAAATGCTGGATCCTGGAACTTCTCAGGAACTTACCGAAGGAATGGAGGCTTAATATGCCTCCTTTTCAAACGGCACTAAGGAAGAAAAAGTTATTTTTTCGAATAGTAAAGTGCTACACATTCCCGCTCATACGTGAATACTTTTCCGCATCTCTGACATTCAAAATCTGTCTCATAATCTTCTAGGTCAACATCTCCGCATCCCTGTTCTTCTCCACAGTGAGGACATACTAACCGAGATGTACCTGAGCAATAGATCTCTTTTTCTTCAGTCATGTGCTTTAACCCTCCTTCCCAAACTTCGTTCAGGTCGCCAACATAGACACCAGGTCCATATTTTTCTTCTGCTAATTTTTGAGCTTCTATCCTATCAATCTTCATATTTTCACCTTCAATCAATTGAGCAACAACAAAAATGTTTTGAAAAAGAATTATGCGGGAATTCTTGAGAGATATTCGCTCTCATACTCCCTTCTGATATCTTCAACCGTTCTCAGGACTGCAGCTTACATGCTGTGTTGTTTAGTTTGCAATACTGCATATTTTATTCCTCACATTCCTTGATCTTCTCTTTCAATTCCCTGTTTTCATATTCAAGCGCAGGCACTCTTTCCGCCTGCAACATAGCATATAACATTCCATCCTCTAGTGTTTTTACTCGATGCCCATTTATTGTGCGTCCATCGAGTTTTAATTTACTTACGAAAATTTTAAACTTCTCGCGAGTTGTCGGATGGACATCCGCGAATTTTACTTTTTTCTGGTCCTGCATTTTTCAGACCTCTTACATCAAAATTATGTTCTTTATAATAATCAGTTCGATTATTATTGCAATTATTGCAATCAATCCATATCTACTCATCCAGAAATCTGGATCATGAAATGCTGCAATAAAATGTTTAATTATGTTCTTTTTCATTTCTTTTCTCCTATTTTCCGTGCCATTTTAGAAAGCTTTTTCTGCATCTTCAAGAAGCAGATTATCTCTTTTTTCAATTAGTTTTCTCTGTTTTTCCTGAAGAGTGTAAAACTCCTCATCTGAGTAGTCATACCCGTTTTCATATCTATGCGCGAAATCAAGTTCTACAGCATTTGCCTCGATTTCTCTATTTAGTTCTTTTATTGATGTCATTTTCAGACCTCCACAAATCCGCAGTGCCTGAATACTGCGGTCTTTTTGACCGAACCATCGGGCTGGGTCTGGTCAATACTTTCCCTTTTTGAGAAAGCGTACATTGGCAGGATATCAACTTCTTCAGAATGTAGAACCCGTTCTATTTTCCCCATGAAATATGGTGCACCACCTATCATGGCAAATCCTCGATAGTTTTCTTCGGAGTCATATTCATCTGGGAAATATTTTACAGCGATTTTCGCTATTTTTTCAGCCCTTTGGTACATGTGCCATGATTCAGTTTCGGCAATTTCATCAAATGTAAGGAGTTTCTGTATCCTCTTCTTGTCTTCAGCAGAAGGTTCGAACACTCCGGCTTCGATCTGTTCATGGGTTGCTACATGTTGGGTTAGGTTCAAAATTTTTCCATATATCATTTTCTTTTTCACCTTTTCTTATTTTCTCGCGGGGCCTTTCGCCCTCGTACAATACTACTATACGCACTATTCATATAAGTACTTTTCGTATAATCCGTATAAATGTAAGAATTGTATTAAAATGACGCCCGATTTCATCTAAAAAGAATACAAAAAAGAAATATTAACCCCATTTTTCCACTAACTCAGCCAAAGAAATAGACTGAGCTGACGTAACTTCGAATTTCGTATAATACATATATCCCATTTCCTAAGGAACTAATTATGTATATATCAAATTCAATTCGTATATACAATAATCACATCTGGAAATAATAAAGAATATCGATATCAGTCGAATTTGTTATATACTCAATTCAATTATGTATATATCTAATTCACGTCTATTACTATACTACTATACTATACTTTACAGAATTTAATATATTATATATATAATATACGAAATTCATTTTTACATCATCTTTTAGTTTTTTTCGTTCATGTATTGTGTATATATCAAATTCAATTATGTATATACTCAATTCAATCGTAGGTAACTCTTTACTTTCTTTTCAGGTACTCCTTCGTTGATCCAAACATTCATGACGTATTCCTTTGCTTCATCGAATGTTGAAAACTTCCAGGCTTCCATGAGATGTTCCATCCAGAGTCTATTATATGTACTCTTGGACTGCATTGACTTTATACACCCTATTATGTACACTCTTCTTTTATCCTCAAACTCTTCTCGTTCTCTTTCTTCCTGAGCTAGAAGTTCTTCATTTTCTTCGAGTTCTATGAGCTGCATTTCTCGTTGATGTAGGATAATCTCATACTCTTTTATTTTATTTTTAGTCTCTTCGATGTCCTTTTTTAATTGCTCTATAGGTGAACTTTTACTTTTCCTGAAAGCCGCTATGCTTTCTCGCAAAAACTCGGATAATTCCTTATCATACCCTTTCATAAATTCCAAGTCTGCGCTTTCAATAGAAACACAGGTAGTTACTCGGTTTTTTAGTTTCGGTTTACGTCCTCTAGGAGCCATAGTTTCACCTACCGAGAACGATAAATATATATGCAAAAAAAGCCATATTGTTAATTGCCAATGTATCTAGGCTTTTCAAGATATATAGCATCGGGAGTGCCGCAAACATTCCCGGAGCTTATCGTTCTCTCCTATTTTTAGACTGTTTTATTGAAGCGAAATTTCTCAGGATACATCTTGTTCAGGATCTCATCAATGATGTCCTTAACATGATATCTCGTTCCAGTTGATTCCGTTTTTTCCTTAGCGAGTTCCTTTAGCAGCGCGTTGGCTTCATAGGATACATTCGCTTTTGTGTAGCCTGGATCGTAAGTAATGTGCAATACCTCCATAATATCAAACATTTAATTAAGTACTAGTACTAGTACTTACTAGTATATATAACTATCACAGTTTTATAAAAATATAAATGTTATATATAACTCTAAAGAATTGACATTCTCCCCTCCCCAAAGGAAGGGGATTCTTCTTTTTAACCTTGTTCCGGCATTTTTGTATCTTGGCTCTCGACATAGGCTATAAGGACATCAAGAGAAACTTGTCCTGTTGTAGCCAAGAAGTATGAAGGAGTCCAAAAGCTGTCGCCCCATAAGTATTCTTTTGTCTTAGGGAATTCGTTTCTTAGGACTCTCGCGGAAGCTCCTTTGATACTATTGATTACTTTTGTTAGTCTCGTATTAGGGGTAGCCTTGAAAAGAATATGATGGTGATCCTCTCCAGGCTCTTGAGCCACTATTTCTATAGCCATCTCAGCATTTTTTTCTCTTTGCCACTTCTCAGCCATTTCATAGATGATTTGTTTCAATCTCTCTCGTATGACTTCGTTGTATAGAGCTTTTCTCCTGTACTTCACGACAAGAATTAAGTGATAGTGAAGGGTGTACACTGAGTGTGCGCCCTTATCGAGTTTGTAGGTTGACATTTTCAAACCTCTTCCACGTAAGTAATTTCGTCTTTCCATGTTGAAATGTCTGGCGCGTCACCGAAAACTATAATCTTAGGAGTTCCGGATGATCTAGTCTGGCTGTTCAGCCACTCAACGACTACAAACCAATCGGTTTTTTCGGATAATATACGCTCTGTATAGTCCCATACTCTCCACGATGTTCCACGGTTTTCCAATCTTTTTGTAGTAAGCTTAACGGGGGACATAATTGTTTTTCGGATTCCATACGTGCCTCCAGTCTGTCCACGTTGGACACATACATCAACATCGATATATCCACATTCTGGAAGTGGGTGACGTTCAACGATTTTCCCATTCAAGTGAGGTATTGGGTATTGCTTTCTGACTACTGGAACGCGAGTTCTACATAGCTGGCAATAGTAGTCACCACTGTCACGCGGGACATTGTAAATAGGACACTTGCAGACACTGCATGACGTTTCTGTGATCATTTTAATTTCCTCCTCTTACTGTTTTTCTTTTTCTTGAGTCAGGTATTCCATGAAAAGTTTCTGATATTTTGCAACATCTTCAAAGCGAAGACTCCGAATCTGCTTGTTTCGAAGAACTGACTGAAGGAAGATTACTTTTGATTTGAATTCAGGCATTCCCTGAGCATTCATCATTATTTCGACTTCTTCGAGTGTTTCAGGCATTCTGTTAGGTGTCTTTTCGGTGATTGTGAATTCTTTAACTTTCTCCTCTTTAACATCTTCAAAGATTTCAGGTTCTTCTTCTACTTCATCGGCTCCTGTTTGTTTCAGAATTTCGGCTATGAGTTGTTCTTTTCTGTTTGGTCCTATTCCCTGACTTCCCCAGGCATCTTCTACTACATCATACCAGAGTTTTCCAGCCATTAGTTCTCTTGCAATTTTACCTTCTTCACCAGATTTTACTTTTTTTGGGTTTATCCCGAGGACTGCACACAGATCATTGACATACATTCTGTGTTTTCCATCTTTGCACCAGGTCTTTGTTACTGTTCCGAGTTTTGTGAGGTTTATCATTTTGGTTATCTCCTTATTTTGTTGTTTAGACTTCGTTTTCCCTTTTGGTTGCGTAATAAGTAATACAACCTAATAGTATATATAATTTACGTTAGGTTATGTTAATTTTGTGATAACCAAACTAAAAAGAGTGATTAGAAAAGCGATAGACTACTACGGTGCGAGGCTCCGCTTTCATCCCCGCCCTGAAGAGACGGGGTCTTCTCGCTGCGCCTCCGCGCTCCCCAAGATACAAATTAAAGAATCGGGAGGCGGCAGTCAATGTCTGAAGAAATTAGAGTTTTGGCAGAGGCACAGGAGAAGGCAGAGAACGAAGAGCAGGAGGAATAAACATGAAATCATACAACGTAACGATCAAAGCAGTCTATAGATGGGATATTCTGGTCCCTGCGAACACTGAAGCAGAAGCTATACAGAAAGCAAAGGAAAAATACAACTCAGATAATGATGGGTGGCTAGGCGTAGCAGATGCCACAACACACGAAAAAACTGAGTTTGAAATCCTGTAATTCATTTTTCTTTTCTTATCTCTTTTTTAATTCTACATTTTTTTATTTTCTACAATATTCTTATAGATAAATATATATCAGTTCACAGCGTTAACATTTACAAATGACTCTTTTTATCGAGGGACTCGCTTTCCCTCTCAATCAAAAAAATGCTAACGGGTGGGGCATACCCGCATCAGAAGCAGATAACGCTATCAACTCCTTAAAAGCCTCTGTTATCCGAATATGCCCGCGTGATGCTCCACACGATTGCGATTTTTCCGAAGATCCCCGCGCAGAAGTTGGGCGCATTGTTGCCGCTTGGCGTGAAGGTGATGTAATCAAGGCGAAAGGGCAGATTACAGATTCCGTAGCCGCTCAGAAAATCGCAGATGGGACATGGGAAAAAAACTGGTCTACTTACGTTCAGGCTTCCAACATTGATTCTGAAGGATGGGCGACCGGCATCGAAGCGCGGTCCATGACGCTTGTGAGGAATCCCGCGTGGAGTCAAGCGGCTTGGGAGATTGCAGCTTCCGAAGGCGAAAAGCCTCTCCTGAGAACTAGTTCTAAATTCACGATTATAACAGCCTCACAAAATACACAAGGTGGTCATATGACAGCCGAACTTGAAACCAAAATAAAAGAACTCGAAAGTAAGCTTTCTGCGAGTGAAACTGAACTCAAACAGAAAGCTGAGAGTGTTATCACTCTGGAAACCCAGGTTGCAGAGTTGGCAGCCTCTAAAGCAACTCTTGAAAAAGAGATCGAAGGGAAAACGACTCTTATAGCCTCTCTCGAACAGGAAAAAGCGTCCTCTTTCACGAAGGAAGCCGCTCAGTCGCTTGTTGCATCTGCTATTGAAAACTACAAAGCAGAAGTCAAAGCCGAACAGGAGAAGCAGGAAGCATTCAGAATGTTTGCATCTGCGAGAGAAGCCCTTGGACTCAAAACGAAAGCAGAAGAGTTCACTACTCTTTCAGCTTCGGATATGAGGAAGATTGCTGAAGATCTTGGAAGTGTGAAACTGTCAGCAAGTGGGCAGCCTCCGAGGTATCCAGCGAGCAATCAAGACGTAAATGTCGGTATGACCGGCGCATACAATCCTAAAACCGGAGCGTGGGAATAATGGCTAATCTCGGACTCAGGAAACCGACTAACAAAATAGTCGTAGCAGGAGAACCACTCGTACAGGAACTCAATGTCGAGACTGCAACCAATGTTTACCCGGGCAGACTTGTAAAAAAAGGTACTAATGATAATGATATCGTTGTTTGTGGTGCGGGCGAAAATTGTATCGGATGGGCTGGATACGAACAGATAACAAACGCTGGATACATGCCGACAGATGTCGACACGATCTATGCTCAGTATGCTCAGGCTCCTGTCCTGTATGGCGGCGGTTTTGTTGTCGTTGCGAAACTCGCAGATAATCAGACAATCGCAAAGGGAGACAGGCTTGTGGCAGCCGCAAACGGCGAAGTCTCAGAAGCCCTCGCTGCTGCATGTACCACCGGTTCCGCGACTGCAAGTGCGGTAGTATCCACAACACCAACGATTACAGGTTCAGTAGGTATAGGCGGTATTGTTGTAGGAATTGCAATGGAAACGGTAACCACTAGCGGAGCAACTGCTGACCTGATGGTTCTGAGCCTGATCTAATTGGGAGGCGAAAAACATGGTTAATGCACTATCAACTTTTTCTAAAAAGATTGAATCTCAGCTTGTTGACCCTCTGAGGCAAGTTAACATCGGGCGTAAGCTCGTTTACGTGACTCCCGCGCAGGGATTCGGTATTTCCTCAGTCGAATGGGGCAAAATTACCGAAATGTCCGAAGGGTATGTGTCCTATGGTTTCACTTCTGGAAACGAGGACATGATTGACGTCGCCCTGACAAACAACAAAATCCCTGTGTACTGGAAAGATTACAAAGTTCCTCGCAGAATGTACGAGAGCTGGAAAGTCGGTGGTGTAGATATCGACAATGCCGCCGCGCTTTCTGCAGGCTATCAGACTGTTACCGCCGAGGATATGGCAATCATCCAGGGCGTGAAAAACGACGGTACAAACTACGATATCCTAGGGCTGTATCAGGGCGCTGGATCAGACTATTCCACGTCAAGCGACTTCGGCACATGGGGCAACGCAATAAAAGCACTTGCCGGAGCAAAAACGACTATGGCAGGCTACGGAGTTCCCGCATACAACATGCCCCTAAACATGGTTCTCGGCTTCACGAATTACGGAGAGCTTGAGAGTAGCGTTCACAGCACTTCTGGACAGCTTGAAAAACCGATAGTCGAGAGTATGCTGAACGGCGGTGCAATCTATGCCGTACCTGATACAGTCCTCCCAGATTCGGACGGACTCGTTCTACCGACTCCATCGGTAGGGAAAGCATATTTCGATTTCTATCTAACTCAGAATTATACCGTTGAGCATGGCATCGATTCAGAGCATCCTGATACTGGCGACCTGACAGGTAGGGTTTACAGCGCGGGAATTCTCAGGATCAAGCAGGATAAGGCAATCTGCAAGATATCCGTTATCTGAGGTCTTTGAATGGTCTTGTGTTCTGTTGTTGAAGTTCGCGCCAGGGTCTACAGCTCAACCCTCACGGATTCAGATATCCTTGATATTATCACCGAGGTATCTGCCGAAGTCCTGGCACTAGCCGAGGTAACAGCTTCTAGCAACCCTCTGCTAATTCTCGCCGGAAAAAACGCGGCATGGGCTGCCACTCTTCGGAAAATGAAAACTACCGGAGAGATGGCGGCAAGCATCCAGCAGGGAAACAGCCAGCAACAGAACACAATAGACGCAGATATCAAAGCATATGATGAAAAAGCGGCTGAGCTGATTCAGAAATATAAGGACTCCGTGAAAGTCCTCAATGTTTCAATACCATTCGGGCGCGTCGGATTCGGGACGGTGAACAATACCTTATGAACTCTCTTAACTTCGGAATGTTGCATACCTGCCAGGTAATCAGCACATCCCAGGATCAGAAACTCAATTTCACCTCTGGGACTGCTGTTTTTACTGTCGGGTCCGTCCTGACAGGTGCAACCTCCGAAGCTAGAGGTACGATAAAAAGTATTACGCTGTCCTCCGGCTCCTGGTCATCTGGAAATGCAGCCGGGTATCTAATCTTATCTAATGTTTCAGGAACCTTCGAAAGTGAATCAATTAGTGACACTGGCACAGGCAGAGCTACGGCCTCCGGTCCTGCGATCCCCCACACAAACGGAGTAGGAACCCCACAAACTACAACGGCCAGCACGGAATACGCTTGCAAATTCGCAAACACAAGACAAACTGGCGGCTCACTTCCCTATTATGAGTCTGGAAAATACGTGGCATCCGAGACTATTGTATTTCTCCCGGCTGACGCTGTAGTCATGGAAGGTGACCACATAACAAGCACAGAATCCGGATATAATCATACTTATGAAGTTACCAACGTTTCAATGTATGAAAATTTTTTCAGTGGTAGTATAGATCATATCGAGGCAAGCCTGAAGGCGGTAGAGAAGCGGTAACATGGCCCCTACACACCCCCCTACACTGGTATACCGAGGGGAATGTGAGAAAAATAGAGACTGTCTAAAAAATGACCTGAAAGAACTGATAACCCAGGAGCGGGACGACAGGAAAGAAGGGGAGATTGAGCTGGAAAAAGGGATAGAACGAGTTGAAACACAAATCCAGGCGATGAACTCGAAACTTTCAGGACTCCTGGCAACTCTCTTAATAGCGGTAATTATAGCGGTTCTTGAGCTGCTTTTCGGGAAAATCTGATATGTCCGACATGTTCACGGTGAAAATTGAGGGAGTTAAAGAACTCCAATCGAAATTTAAGGCACTTGATAAAGAACTTCAGATTATCTTATCACAGGCAGTAAGCGCAGGCGCAGCAGTAGTTGAAAGGGATGCGAAAATAAGGTGTCCTGTTGATACCGGGACTCTCAGGCGGTCACTCAGAGAAATGAAACAGAATAAAACGCCTGGGAGAATCGAAAGTCAAGTTGGTACTGACATTGAATACGCGCCGCATGTCGAATTTGGAACTAGATATCAGAGAGCACAACCGTATTTAAGACCTGCACTCGATGAAAACACAAACGAGATACAGGCAGCATTTGAAACGCGACTTAACCAGCTTATCGGACGGTACAAGTCAATTACCCCTAAGCTAAAGACTTAGGGGCTTGTAACTAATCGTTAGACGGTTGTTACGTTTGGTTGATTGACAGACAACCTACTCAAGCAAGATATACCCGCCTGAGCAATATTTCTAGAAGCATTAAGATCAGCATGTATTTCAAAACCGCAAGCTTTACAATGGTAAGAATTACCGTTCCTATTACTCTTCCTAATGTCTCCACATTTAGAGCATTTCTGAGAAGAAAATCTAGGGTCAATATAAATAACAGACTTACCGAGAGCTTCAGCTTTGTACTCAATAAACTGAGCAAGTTGATAAAAAGCCCAATTATTAAGCTTTCTAGTAAAGTCCTTTCCTTTTCTGGATTGAACTCTTATACTTGTCAGGTCTTCAAGTGCAAAGATATCATAAGGCATGTTAACTATGGTTTTCGAAATGCAGTGATTTGTATCAGTCACGAAACCGTTCTCTTTTCTGCTGATCTTCCTAAGAAGTCTTTTAGCGGACTTAGTGCCTTTGGACTGCAACTTTTGCCTAAGAAAAGCATACTTAGCTCTAACATTTTTGATTTGTTTTCCATTAAAGAAAACGTTGTTAGAGCATACTGCAATATTTACGATACCTCTATCAATTCCGAGAACTTTATCACCAGAAGGTTTAGGAGACTCTGTTCTAAATATAACATGCAAAAAGAAAGCATCTTTTCTGACATCATATTTCAGAGTAGAACTTCTAACTTCCCAATTGATGTAATCTCTATAATATTCAGGAACATTGAAAGTTGCTTTAATTCTTCCGTTAATGGTTGCAAGACTAACTTTTCCATATCTCAGGTAATACGTGATCACTCGTTGGTTATACCTAATGGAAGAGTAAGTTTTTGCTTTTGGAAGATGTTTAAGCTTGACTCCTTTAAGAGCTTCACAAGCAACGTCTCTAGCTCCCTGAACAAGAGAAGAAGGAAGTTTTGGGTATTTTTCTCGGATTTGTTTATAGGTAGCATGATGGATAGATACTTTACTATAGGTTTTATTTTCAAATCCATACTCGGCGACTTCGTTAAACACAGTGTTAAAAATAGTAATGGTTTGTTTGAGGGTTTCTTTATCTTCCTCAGAAACACTGAGTTTAAGTTTTATCGTTCTATCCACATTCATATATTACTCTTAATACATTATATAGTTAACGGAGGTGAAAAGGCGGGAAGCTTACGGCATTCCTCCACGAAGCTAAAGACTTCGCGGTTTCCTGCCTTATTTTTATGATAGAGGAAGCATTAAGAACTATCCTGCTTGCAGATCCAACCCTATACGCTCTTGTAGGTACTCGAATATACCCTGTTCAGCTTCCCCTAGATTGTACTCTCCCGGCTCTTTCATATTTCCAGGTTTCCGAACCATATAACCGAATAACAGGTACACCTCGCTTTCAGATTGATATTTTTTCTAATGACTATTCACAAGTGAAACAAATTAAAGCAGCCGTTGAAAATGCTTTAAATGGGTATTCCGGCACTATAAACGGTCATAACATAGAGATAATCGTTCCACTATCTTCTTTCGATTCTTACGACTCCGAAACGGGAGTTTATCATATCCCCTATGACTTTAAGATAATTTACAGAAGGTGAACACTTGACAACATACCAGACAAGCACACAACATTCTGAGACTATCCGCTTCGGTTCGGCAAAAATCGAAGTCGGAGAATCTGAAGCGTCCCTAGTAAACCTGGGACTCGCAACCGGCATAAAATTTACCGAGGAATACACACCCGTAACCCTGAAACCCGACAATGCCCCTGAAATCATAGTCGGTGTAAAGGACCACAGCGCAACCGTTGAATTCGAGATGTGGGAAGTCAACCTCACAAATCTCAACCTGATCCGAGGCGGGATTGATACCCTCGGCAGCGTTGAAGGTTCGGCAACTCCTGTAAGCGCAGAAACCCATACACTGACTGATACTAATTTTGTCAGGCTCGCCCACAAGAACGGAGACGGCTCAGAGGTTGCTTCTATTGAAGTCACCGACTCATCGGACAATGCTGCAACAAGAAACACTGACTACGTGGTTGCAGTCGATGAAGAGGGCTATACCTGCATTGCTAGGGTTGCAACTTCAACCGTAATTGCAGACGGCGACAGCGTGAAAGTCAACTATACCTATACTCCAAATGCTGCAACAACTCTCTCAAGCGGCGGGAAAAATACGGTATCTGCCAGAGTGGTCAGGCTCACGAACACCAATGCAGCTGGCAAGAAGTTCGAGATCACCGTTTACGCCGCGAAAAACCAGGGTGGCATCGAACTTGCACTCCCAGCAGATGACGGAGACGAGCCACTGAAGCCCACGATTACCTTGAAAGGTATATGTGATACTACAAGGACGGCAGGCGACCAGCTGTTCAAGATTGTGGATGAGCAAGGTGTAAGCGCATAATTTCCCAGGAAATAAAGGTGAAAGAAAATGTCCGAAAATGGTCTGCTAAAAGATTTCGATATCCTTGCTCCTGCGAAAAGAATTGCCCGGATCGGAGGGGAGGAAATTGATGTCACAATCGTTCCTGCGAGAGCTGCCCTGAAGTTCATCAGTTTCTCAAAAAAATACAGCGTTCAATCCCTGGAATCTATGGGACAGGACAGCTTTGACCCTGGTATGATTGATGATATCCTCGAAGTTGTTGAGCTTGTATGCAAGCGGTCAAGCACGAAAATTACAAGCGACTGGCTCCTCGACAATGTAGATATCAAAGTCCTCATTGAGTTCGTAATGTTTGTCTTTGCCGGCATGAAAAACGTAAGTTCTGGCGAATCCTCCACCGGAGAAGAAGGAAAAAACTTGGAATCTGGGACATCATAACCCAGCTTGGAATAATTTACTCCTGGGCGACTCCGGAGAAGCTTCTCGATGAAATGAGCTTGGAACAAATTATCTTGTTCTATCGATACGGATGGGAAGCCAGGGAAACAGAAGCGCAGATGTATTGGGGCGTACTCGGGAAAGCTCTTTCAGGCGAAGAACCTCAGAAGAAAAGTATAGCAGATTTCAAAAAACTGTATCCGGACGCGATATTAGAAAACGGAGCTTGGAAAGTTTCAAGGTGATGAAATGGCGGTCGGTGAGCTTGTTGTTAGTATCATAGGGGATATGAAAGAACTTTCCAAGACGTTTTCGCAAGTTCAAAAGGAAATTGGCGAAGTTGGAAAAACATTCACATCTCTAGGCTCTTCTCTCAGCTCCACTGGGTCCGCAATGACCACCGGGATAACCGCCCCAATAGTCGCGACGGGCCTAGCTATCGGAGGAGTCACAAAAGAGGCTATGGGCTTTCAAAAAGAAATGACCCAGGTTTTTACCCTGATGCCTAACGTTTCCCGGTCTACAATGAACTCCATGGAAAACGATATTAAGAGTTTTTCAAAGGAGATGGGAGTAACTACTACACGCGTCATTCCTGCTCTTTATGATGCCATAGGCTCCGGAGTTCCTGAAGATAACGTTTTTAATTTTTTAGAGGTCGCTCATAAAGGCGCGGTAGCTAACGTTACAGACATAGGCGTAGCTGTTGACGGGCTTACATCTATTCTAAACGCATATGGCTACGAAAATATAACGGCGGCTGAGGCTTCCGACATCCTTTTTACAGGGATTAATGTTGGGAAAATGTCTTATGAGGAGTTAGGCCAGTCGCTTAGTAGTGTTGTCCCCACAGCCGCATCAATTGGAGTAAAATTTGGTGACATTACGGCAGCCCTTGCAGCAATGACCGCACAGGGCACGCCCACTTCTGAAGCAACAACACAGCTAAATAGACTTTTATCAGAACTGTCTAAAAATGGAACGGTAGTATCCGATTCATTTAAAGAACTGACTGGGAAGTCGTTTTATAAATTTATTCAGGAAGGTGGAACTCTTCAAGATGCCATCAAAATACTAGATGAAGGATTTGTTAGTCTAGACCCGAACATAAAAAAGATTCAAGAACAAATGTACCAGCTCGCAGATCCAACCTCAAATCTTGGAATGGAATTCGAGGGTGTTGCTGGAAAATCGTTTAAGGAATTCAGAAAAGAGGGGGGTACAGTTGAGCAAGCTCTTGAAATGCTGGGGGTAACATCTGAAAGTTCAATAGAAAGAGTATCTGAATTATTCGGAAGTATAGAAGCGGGCAATGCCATTTTATCGCTAACAGGTCAAGGCGCTACAATTTTTAATGATGCACTTATAGAAATGGAAAACAGTGCAGGGGCTACTGATCGCGCTTATGCAATGATGTCAGAAACTGCATCTGGAAGCATTGATAGAATTATTGCTCGGCTCCAGGTCGCAGCCGTTGAGATGGGTGAAAAATTCATACCCATAGTCGAAGATACCATAGTCCCTCTTATTACTGATGCATTTATTCCGGCTTTGGAAGTCGCAGTCGATGTTATAGGGGTAGTCGCAGACGCTTTTAATAAGCTTCCTCAGCCTGTTAAAGTTGTTATCCTGGCAGTTACCGCTTTTATAGCAGCTCTCGGGCCTGTCCTGGTCGCGGTCGGTGCCGTGGTAGAGTCTATCGGTGTATTAGCGGTAGCATTTGGTTCGGGTGGAGCCCTGGCTGGAGCTATTAGTTTTATTTCTGCTACTATATTACCTGCTCTAAGTACAGCGTTTGGAATTATAGCATATACCGTAATCCCAATCGTGATCGAAGCTATAGCTCTTCTAGCTACCCCATTCGGTCTAGTTGCAGCCGCACTTGTTGCGTTTGGTTTAGCTTGGAAATATAACTGGTTTGACATTCAGGGTAAGTTCCAGGCTGCAAAAACCTCCATAGAAACAGCTGTAAGAAACTTTTCGAATACGCTGCAGCAGCTATGGCATGGGCTGATAATGGCAGCCGGAAACCTGAAAACGAACCTCTCAACGATTTGGGATACAATCAAAACGGTTTTCTCGACTGTCGGAAATGTGATTATTTCAGCGGTTCAGAGTATGTATGCTGGACTCCAGAGCAGGTATAATTCCTTGATAGCTGCAGGGCAGAGCCTACTTGCTTCCTGGCGCACTCACTGGACGAATTTCCAGACAGCCATCAGCACAGCTGCAGGGACGATATCAAACTATCTCAGTACACTGTACTCAAACATTCAGGCCCGGTTTGCAAGCATCAAAACATCCGCGGCTTCTATCCTAGCCGCATGGAAAACTCATTGGAACAACTTCATGGCCGCAACCTCAGCAGCTGCTTCAGCTCTGTCAAGTGCCCTTTCTTCCATGCTCTCTTACGTTCAGAGCCGGTTCAACCAGATCAAAAGCGCAGCCTCTTCTATTCTCTCAGCCTGGAAAACTCACTGGAACAATTTCAAGAGCGCAACGAGTTCAGCCGCGAGTTCAATTAACAGCGCGTTAGGCTCAATGCTGTCTTATGTTCAGAGCAGATTCAACTCCATAAAATCTGCAGCTGCTTCAATCCTCGGCGCATGGAAAACGCACTGGAATAACTTTGTATCTGCTACAAAAACCGCCGCGAGTAACATAAGCAGCACATTAAGCTCCATGCTCTCTAACATGCAGAGCAGGTTCAACTCTATAAAATCAGCCGTGTTAAGCTTACTGAACGACTGGAAAGCTCGCTGGAACACCATTATAAGCTCCACGAAGACAGCAGGCTCTCAGGTAGTAAACGCAGTAAAAGGTATAGCCTCGGATGTAAAAGCCCTGGTATCAAGTTTCTCAGCTGCAGGACGGGCTATAATGGACGCTCTGTATGATTCTATATCGTCTGGATTCAGTAAAGCAATTAAAAAGGCCAAGGACTCCCTGAAGGAACTGAAATCTTACCTGCCTTCTTCTCCTGCTGAAAAAGGTCCTTTCCATGTTCTACCTAACTGGGATGCCGCTTTTTCAGATCCTATCGAGGCTTCAATCAAAAAAGTCAGGTCCATGTCTGGAGATCTGAGAAGCGCACTATCAGGACTCAGAAGCCCTATAGATTCTTCTCTATCAGCTGGATTCAGCAGGATCTCGAATATTACAAACTCTTCTACCACGTACGGAGGGGACACCATAAGCATTGGTCCCAATACCATAAGCAATGGTATTGACCTGCAGGCAATAATCGCAGAGATCGAGAGGCAGACAGCTAACAAACGCAGGGCAAGGGGGCTTTACAAATGAGCTTTTTATCAGTGACTTTCGCAGGGCTTCCGGTAACTGCTTATCAAGACACTGAAAAAAATTTCACGGTAACAGCGAAGGAAGTGCAGCTTTATAACGGCGATTTTTTCGCTGCTATAAGCAACAAAAAACGAGATTTCCCCCGCTCTTTCGACTGCTATACAGAGGATTATACCGAGATCTCCAATCTAGCGGACGCTATCGGCACATTCGGCACTCTGGTTATAGAAGGTGAAAGTTTTCCAGACTGTTATATTTCGGGGATTGGTGGAATCAAGGAAGTTGTCCGGGGATCCGGAAAATTCGTATACAATATAAAATTTTCAAAGGTCGATCAACATTGACAGCAACAGAAACAGCGTCCCTTACGGTCATTGATATCAAATCTAGGGACCGCGAGGGCAACATAACCGAGCATATCAGGATACATTCAGATGGAAAAGAGGAGGTCTTAGTATCGCGACGCTAACCGATAAGGCACTTGAAGGAACTGCCAGGATGATTATAGGGGGCTCTCCCCCAAATCCCTTTACCTACATGGCAACAGGCACAGGAGCGGGGGCAGAGAGTACAGCAAGTACCGCACTTGAGAACGAAAATACACAGTACGGAGCACAGAGGGCGCAGGCGACCGTATCTTATGTCAGTCTTGGGATTTCACAGTGGTCTATATTGTATGCGTTTACAGGCCCTGTGACTATTCGAGAACTGGGGATATTCAACGCTTCCGTAGGCGGTGACATGTTCTTAAGGCATGTGCTCTCGGAAAATAAAAACTACTCCGATGGCGAGAGCGTGGAAATTACCATCACAAATACGAATACAAGGGTACTGGTGCTGTAATCATGGTTACGCTCAATATTATCCCTGCACATGATCCTCCATATTCAGTTGATGATAATGGAGCAGTTCATATTATCCTTAAGGATATCGCGAACTCATATTTGGATGGTAGCAACCCGAAGAAGGATTTTATAATCCCAATGTCAAAGGATCAAAAAAATGACATGAGTAGGGCGGTTGTACTCGCAACCGAAGAAGCGATTGATTATTTCAGGAAAGAAGCTGAGAAAATCGAGTACAGGGACTCTGTTCTAACCAAAATGAAAGATGTCAAAATTCCGTCCATTATTTTTGAGGGAGATCCTGACAACTATGAAAAAATTGAAAAAAAGGGGAGCAAATGGGATGAAATAATTATATCGGATTCTATATGGATTAAACCTGTTAGTCCGAATATTTATGAAGTTACCGCGTCGGTGGTTGGCAAAAACAGGGTGCGGGCAGAGGCTAAACCTGTAACGGTCAGGTGGAATAAGAATTCAGGGACAGCGAGTTGTCAGGACGATTTGATTTTAGCATTTCGCGAAAAGGAAGATTTGACGAAAAATCTGATAATCGATAATCTAAAAGCAGGAATTGGAACCGTATTACCAGAATAATGGAGTGTAAAACATGGCACTATCAAAAGAATCTACAATAATCTTGAATGGAGCAGCTATTGCCGCGAACAGTGCAAGTCCTGAAAGCACAGGAGTAGATCTATCGCAGGCGGTTGATTTTGGTATAGGGTATAAAATGACATTTGCAGGAACCGCAACCAATGGGGCAAGAATTGTTTTATATGCTGATCCTGCAGGTGGTTCAATTTCTTTCACAATAGGGGCATATGATAATCCCTGTGATGCTGAAGATATCCGTGTAAACGCTGGAAAAACTGTGCAGGGTTTTGCACAGATGCAGAGAGCACCTAAATTCGTAAGAGCCAAAGTTGTAAACCTTGATTCAAGCCAAAGCCTAACGAACTGTTCGCTCTGGGCAATTGTGCAGAAACCTTAATGATAGGGTGGAAATGTGCAGCCTTTCCTCGCTTGGAAGTATAAGCTAGAAGTCCATGTCACAGGATTTTCGACGACTAAGGATTTCCTGGCTAACATTACCCTTCTCTATCGTCCAGGTATGCGGGCAGACTTCCGGGATATAAGAGCCTCTACCAAAACAGGGGCGAAAATCCCTCTGTTTATCGAGTCTGTAACGGAGTTCAACCAAGCTTTTATCTGGTTTAAACTTCCTAAAAATTGCGATTTCTTTTATATATACTACGGAAACGGCGGGGCAACTTCCGAAAGCGACGGTAAGAAGGTTTTCACATTCTTTGACCATTTTGAGAAATTGGATTCCACTGTCTGGCGTTTAATAGCCGGCTTAGCGACTGTTTCAAAGTCGATACTCACGCTTCAAAACACGTCACAGAGTAGCGTTTTAGAAAGCTACTCGACATTTTCCCCTAACACAGTGGTGGAAATCAGGGCACAGTACAACGCAGGCAACCGCACAATCTTTGGATACCGGAGTTACAGCTCACAAAAAGCAGCAGCCTGGCAGAGCTCGGCAGCAGGAGACGCGAATAATCAGAGGTTCGCTCACAACGGATCGAATGGGAATTGGGATTCAGACGGAGTTAACAGGGCTGGCAGCGCCTATTATGTCTATGGGGTTGCTCATATCGCTGCAGGCCCGCTTTACTACGTCAATTATACCTATCGCGGGACCATTGCAGATTACATCCCCGGAAACGTCTCCCTGCCTGTTCAGTTCTATTGCTACTCAAATACAGGACCATTCAGGGTCGATTGGGTTAGGGTACGGGACTACGACGAAACCCTACCAACCTTGACAATAGGGCGGAAGTTCACAACCCAGCCTAAAGGATTTCCCTGGGATAATGCAATTACAGAGGCAAATACCAGGATGGGAATGTATCCATCCGTAAATATAAAGTCATTTTTAAAAAATATTAATACTAAATTAGGGATGAAAGCGAGCGTCATGTTCAGACGGCCGCTTTTCTATAGCCCCCAGCTCAGAAGTCCTTATCCTCGCTGGAAATACAAAGGAGAAATAGAACTTGGAGACCAGGAGAGCCCTGCACGGGTAAGGCTCCATATTCAACCAGGCATGGCTCTCGACGGGCGAGATCTGAGATTCACGGACAGAGCAGGGAACGACCTTAATTTTAATATTTTTGATATCGGGTCTGACTATCTCGACTGCTGGGTCGAGATCCCTGCTGGAACTCGTATAATAGATTTTTATTACGGTAACGGGGTTGCTGAATCGAAAAGCAACTCTGGAATTGTGGGCGTCCCTGATACAGAAACGATCGTAACCGTAACCCCCCATATAGGCGGAGGGGGCGACGTCTGGCAGTTTCCAGGCTGGAAATATTGGCAGGAAATAAACCTCTCGGCTACATCCTCAGCGACAGGAGGCGAGCAGGTCCTTATATTTATCCCCTACCGCCCAGGCATGACAGACGACGGGCGAGACCTTAGATTTTTTGATAAGGAAGGGAATAAGCTTTCGTACTTCTTAGAAACCATTACATCCTCGACATTTTCGGTATGGGTAAAACTTCCTGCTCTCCATGATAAAATAATAATGTTTTTCGGCAACGGTCTTGCTACCTCTGAAAGTTCTGCATCGGATGTTTTCGACCTTTTTGACGATTTCGAAGGTTCGACCATCGGGTCTGAGTGGACCGTTGCCGGCGGGTCTGCATCTGTAAGCAACTCGACTCTGGTATTAGGGGGTGCACAAAACAGTTTAATCCGGGGATCCTCTACTTTCGGACCAGGGCATCTGGTAGAAATGAGGATGTCCCACCCGAACCAAAACCAGACCATTTGCGGGTTCTGGTCGGCAACTAATCAGCGGGCCTGCTGGTTAGGGGCTTTCGGGACAAACTACAACGACCATGTGCATACTTATAATGGGTCTAATTCGACATCAACAAACGATGGAGTAAACCGAAGCGGGACGTCCTTTTATAAGTATGGGATTACTTACGAGCTTGGAAGTATAGGGTTCTATGTAAATGATAGCTTCCGGCGTACCGTGACGGCGACGACTCCAACCGGTAATATTCCTCTATCATTCTACAGCACTGCAAATGAAGGCAATCTTGTGGTCGATTGGGTTAGGGTCCGTAAAATTACCAGCATAACTGGGACTCTCGGGAAGCTAAGAAGGCAAACTGGGACGACATATTACGAGACCGTAACCGAAGAAATAATAGAAGTCGTTCCTGAGATCCGGATAACCCACCGGCCACAGTGGAATGCACCACAAATTTATTATGAATACATTAAGACACCCTCGTCTTTTATGGGGATGGTCCCAGGAGAGCCGACATTTAAGGAGCGTCGGGAGCTCGGGGATTATGCTATTGTATCCTGTGAAGTCAATCGATCCATTAATGACGCCTATATTCAACTCTCTACAGAGTTCCAAAACCTTACTGTCCCTCCAGAAGGCAGCACGATAAAACATAATGCATATGACTCGCATGGCAACCCTCACTTATTATTCCATGGAAAAATATTAACTAATTCGCCGACTCACGGACATTATTCCCAAACCGTAAAAATGCACGCGGCGGATAACAGTATAAACCTAGTAACTCAGCCAGTCCCCTGGGTATATCAGGTAATTGATACAGCAGTGGATACAGTCCCTAACTGGCTTGTAAGGATTTTAGAGCCTGAAAAGTCGGGGGTGTATCCTAAAACGCTTATAGATACTAACAAAGAGCCTAAACAGTTTGTTTTCGATCCTAAAACCAAAAAACTAGAGGCAATAAAGGAGCTTGCAAAATACGCAGGATGCCTGTATCAGACCAGGCTAATAACCAGGGAAATAGACGGGACCCCTATAATACGACCTGAATTTTATTTCGTCCCACCTGAAAGGATTGACGAGCCAGTTAACGGTTTTGATCTACCCACTCCCCTAATCTTAGATGCCGATGCCTGCAAGATTTCCAGTGATCCCCAGGTCACAAACGAAAGCGAGGAAAAATATAACTCTGTCCTAGTTTATGGAGTCCTTAGCGAGAACGGGGAAAGTGTAGTCGCTCAAGCATTTTCTTATGAGGTCTATACAGGAGAACAAAAACCTAAAGTATATATTATTGAAGATAACGCGATCACGGAAAAAGGCAGCACAGCCGAGCGTGAAGCCATAAAATGGCTCTTGTATTTCCTTTCTAAGCGGGTAAAGGTTACTATGTCTTTTGTGGACCGGTTCGACCTGGAGCTGTATCAGAGAATCCGTTTTGGACCGGGATTTTCAAACAAGCTGCAAGAGCTTACCAGCTCCACCCAGGTTCAGCAAGTCACAGCCTGCGATCCTAGAGACATCGAGAACTCTACTCACCTTATAGATGTCTCGGGGGTCCCCCGCCCGGCATGGCTGCGGATTTCCGACATAAAATATCATAGTGAGCATAAACTAGAAACGGTAGCTGTCACTGCAATCACCGATAATATATATTCTGTAGTTGACCCAATAGTCCCTGAGCCGTATAACGAGTACCTGAGCCCAGGATACTATAAACCGGTAATAGATGACCTTGTGGATACAACCCAGTCGATAGTAGAGGATAAGTTAGAAAAACAATTAACCCCTGAGAGCTGCACGGTCCTGAGCATAAACGAGGAAAATAAAACCGCAGTAGTGCAAACCGCGAGTGGTAAAATTGTAACGGTGTCTCTCGCATGACTACTGTATATGTTTCGAGCCTGGGAACTGATGAATACACAGTGGACGGTACAGCCGACGACATCCAGATAAACCAGGCTCTCTTATACGCTCATAATAACGGGACAGATGCCAGCCCGGTAACGGTTTATCTTCGAGGCCCTTTTACTTATGAGCTTACTTCCTGGTTGCTGGTTGGGAATAATACTATTTTTACAGGAGACAAGACCGCAAAGCTCAGGCTAAAAAATAATGCAGGCTGGCAAAATATATATACTGCTCAGGACCCTGGCACAGAACCTCTTTTGAAACAGAGAGTCAACCCTATCAGAAATGTCGAGGTCCACAACTTCGAAATCGATGCAAATAAAGATAATCAAGCCGGTTATGTGCATGGAAAACTAAATTACATTATAATGTTTTTTACAAATGCAACAAATATTTCAATGCATGATATGTATATTCATGATGGGCAAAGCGACGGTATGCGGATGGCAAACAGCAATACTCTTTACTTTTTTAATAACAGAGTTGAGCGTATGGGTCACGACGGCTGTTTCTTTCTCAGGTCTCAGAACTTCTTGATTTTTGGGAATGTAACTAAAATAAGAACCAACAGTGCACATAGAGTTTATAATACTGGGAATGGAAAGATTTTTAACAATTATATGGAGCCTTACGCCCTAAATTCGTTAGCGGGGAACCCTGGTATACAAATCGAGCACGGGGATGAGGCTTATGATATGTCAGGTATTGAAGTATACGAAAATGAAATTGTGGACGCTTGGGGGGAAGGGATGTGGTTTATCGAGTATGGGACAGGCTCAAACCAATCAGATAAGGGGTTATATGTTCACGATAATATTATCAGGGGCTGCGGGCGGATCACTACCATAAATTATAATGGCGGGATTTCGATAGGGGGCTGGAATGGGGCAGTATTTGAGAGAAATATAATCGAAGACTGTTATAATACAGGATTTCAAGTATATACGGCTGCAGGGGCTCCAACTACCATTTATTTGAGAGATAATATAATAAATGGGACTCTAATTACAAATAATAGTACAAAACAGGTCTGGACAGGTTATGGGGTAGTATGTCCATCTGGTTATAATACAACAGTTCAGGCTACAGGGAATGGGCTTGACGGGAATGCAATCGGTGATTACTACGGAAATGTTACATATATCGATGCAATCCGCGCGGCTTGCAGGATGGGACTGTTTGCGGCTGCGCCCTCATTCACAGAGCATAAAGAACAGGAAGAATCAGAAGAGGTAAAACCAGGGGATTGGGGGCTTGTTCTGCCCTCAGATGGTGGAAAATACAAATATATATTCTATCCGTTCAAAGTTCCAAGTGTTGGCGAACGGTGTTTAATTTACCCTGCGCATTCTAGAAAATATTATTTATTAAAACTTGCACAGGATACTAAACCTGGTGAGCGGATCATAGCAGTGCATGATAAAAAAGGAAATTCGTGGGGCATATCTGCATCAACTACCCCACGATAACCTATTCTAAGTTACTCTCTCTCATTCTCTCGGATTTCCCCATATATCCCTTGCGTCCTCGCTCATCATCGCTCAGCTTCAACCCCCTTGAGGAACTCAGTAGCTACAGCGCATTTATCGCCATCGTTCCATATGACGAATGTTTCAAGATCGTTGCTCATCTGTACGCGCCCGATTGTAGGGAGATTTCCGAATTTTACCGTTTGACCGATTTTAAAACTCATCTTTTTTGGCTCCGTGATTTTTTATTTTATGTCTGGGCACTTTTGTCTTAGTGCAATACTCTATATATCCCCAATGGTATTTATAGTTTTTGGGGATTAATGTAAAATAATCTCGATAAAATCGGTGGGTTCAATCCCCTTAAAAAATTGAGTCCCCACAGCTAAACGTTTTTTATCGAGAGAACTTTGAGAAATGTCTTCATATTCATAAGTTATTCTTTTAGGTTTTTTGTGTTTGTTTCTCCTGATATCATTTTCATCAAATTCCACAGAGTCAGCGCAAATAAGAGTATGTTCTTTTTTCATTACAAGAATATCAATTTTTAGAGAAGTGTTATCTTTTATTCCGTTTATTGCCGCACCTGCTTTTAGTCGCCCCTCTTTCATCTCTGATGGGGCTATATCAGACATTGATAATACTGTACGTGTTTGAATGTTGGAAAAAATGAGTTTAGAGGTCATTACTCGACCTCGTAATATCCGCTTAGTTTTGCGAGTTCTTCAGTTCTGAAAACCTGTCCTGTTGCTGGCACGTATTCGGGGATTCCTTTTTGTTTTTCGGTGTAGATCAGGAAGACCTCTTCATCAAGGGCACTTTCCAGCAGGAAACTTTCTCCATATTCCTCTGGGTCGTCGTCTTCCCCGAAGTTTACTTTTACGTAGGTGTTGCCTTCATAAGTGATTTTATCGTCAATCCAGACACCGAAGTTTGAATCTTCCATTGGTTTTACAGCTTCGATGAATGGCGTTTCTCTTTCTTTCCCGTCTGAAATTTCATAATATGAAAAGTCGGCATCGTTCACATAGTCAAACATTGAGTTGTACAGGTTTACATTTCTTCCATTTATTGTGATCATAATCATTTTCTCCTATAACTTCGGGCTAATGCCCTACTGCAATACTCTATATATCCCCAATGTTATTTATACTTTTTGGGGATCAGATGCAAAACATGCCCAACTTCAACATATAAACAAAATTATTTAAATATGTAAAATATTATATAGTCCATGTGCTAAATGTCACATACTTAAAAAATCAAGGAGCCATCCCAAATGCAAATAAAAGTAATATCAGGAAGGGACGAGATCCCTCTATTATTACCCAATGAAAAAATTGTCCATATCGGGTTCAGACCGTCAAATAAAGATATTTTCGGGATCGTTGAAGCCTGCCCAAAGATTGAAGCCATTCAAGTTCCGCCGTCGTATTTTGTCAGTATTTCCAAATCAATCCAGATATTTTTGAGAATGCAGAAAATCCAACTTTTAGAGGGGGATGTAGGAGGGCACAGGAAAGATCTGCATCCGTACTATGTGGTACCTGAGTACATCATTGAAAAAATCAAAGAACTTAAAGAAGACGGAACAAAACCGGACGATATTGTGAAATATGTTTCGCGGCTGCATAGAATGAGTGAACCCCTGGCGGCTTATGTTGTGCAGTCCGTCAAAATCTAAATTCCTTTACTCTTTTAATTCTTTTTTTTTTAATTCTTTTACTGATATATTAATTATAGTATGTGCTAGATATAATATTATATGTCAGTTCTAACTTTTACCCCCGGTACTCTTCAACAGTCCAGTTTCTCAAAAGTCGGCTACGGTCAAAAATACGAATCTATATACTTCACAAAAGGGAATTATACTGTGAAAAACCCAATTCGGTTGAATAGCGGGACGTTGATCACCGGGGATGTCGGGACAGTCCTCAATTTAATCGCGAAAGCTCCGACTTCTATTTTTGGAATAAGAACCCCGATTTTTGGGCAGGTCGAGAAATATATTGAAGACATTTTTATAGAAAACATAAAATTCAATGGTCATGCAGATAAACAGCTCGTTAAACACGGAAAAGGATATCATAATTTTATAGAGTTTTCCCACGCGAAGAATGTTAGAATTCAGAATGTAATAATCGAAAGCACACAGGGCGACGGGGCGCGGTTTGAAGATTCTGAGGGTATAGAATATCTTCAGAATACTGTTCTCGGATGCGGGCACGATGGGCTTTATGTGGATCGCTGCAAGAATGTTCTGGGGCAGGGAAATGTAACTTATTTGCGCTCGAATAGTGCCCTACGGTGTAAAGGTTCGGTTGATGTCATTTTCCGAGAGAATACTGTGCTAAGAACTGATGATTTTTCCCCGGCATATTCACCGGGAATACAGGTTCAAAATACGGAAGTTTCCGAGACTTCTCATAATATCGAAATCTGCAATAATTTCATAAGCGGAACTTTTGGGCCGGGGATCTGGTGTGCCGGATTTGTGAATAAGGATATTCAAGCAGCTTCCGGCCTGAATATCCATAACAACTTGATAACAGATTGTGGAAACATGCCTTATGAAAATAAAATAAGTGGCGTGGGCGGCGTTGTTGTTGATGGGTGGAACGGAGAAATTAAAAATAATACAATAGATAAATGTAAGGGTTACGGGGTTCTTATTGGGTCATATCTCGGAAGTTCTTCCGGGGCGGGCTATGAGCTTGAAGTATCAAGAAATATTATCACAGGAACGAAAATAAGCGCGTATCCGGGGCTCTACTCAGGCGGTGCGATAGTCAATCTAACCCCTTCAAAATGTACGGTTAGCGGGGCTGAGAACTGCCTCTGGAGAAATCTGACGGACTATTACAATATTGATGTATTTACCCGGATGGACGCTGATCCTCTCTATGTTTCATCTGAAGATTATTATTTACAGAGCAAAGCGGGGCATTATACAGAAAAAGGTTATGTGCTGGACTATGAAAACTCCCCTTGTATATTCCCTGAGTATGAGCTAGGGGCGTACTGTGGCACTTCACATGCGTCAATATACTGTTACCCCCCTAAACCTTCTGTAGTCATTCCTAGAGCCTCTGAGAGCGATTTAAAAGCATTTGTTCAGGCTCTTAGAGATGGAGGATATCTTGAGGAAGGGGATGAAATTAGATTAATCATAATCGTTGTGAACTACCACCGAGCTAAAGCTGTGGGGCTTCCTTCCTTCTGACCGTGAGAAGAGGGCGACTTAAACAACTCTTAGGCGGGTTTTTTGTTGTTCCCCTCTTTTCTCTTTTTTTCCTCGTTCATCCGTACATCGTAGCAGCCGAAAAAATAAGCAAGCGCGGTAGACGTTAGTTCTGATGCGCTTGAGAATTTCCCATCGTTTACGAGAGTGTCTATTCGATCTTTCAGATACGGGCTAATCGTTGCGCTCAGTTTCTCTTTTTTCGGTTCAATTTTTGAGTCCTCCATACATATTAATTTAACTTTTTGTATATAAATGATTATGTGCTAATTAGCACATTTAGGAATACTTATATATGATAAACGTCTACTATTATGTGCTAATAATCACAGTTTCAAAAGGTGAATTATGACAAGATTTACAGTTGATTTATCAGACTCAGACAGCAAATTCCTGAAGTGGCTAGTAACAGAAGGCAAAATAAAGAATTACAGTGATGTGGTAAGGCCAGCCGTTTCTAAATATATAGCTGAGTTAAAAACTTTAGAAGGATTCAATCCAGATAAATAACCCCCGGTTATCCTCCTCCGGGGGCATCATGCCGTGATGCAGGTTAAACTCCTGTATATGGCCAAACGGAAATTAAAGAAAAAGTGTATCGACTATAAACTCCCTTTGGAAATCGAGGGTAACAATGATCCTAGAGTTATTTCAAACTAAGGGAAAACAATAGTACGAACCAACCGCCCGGAGCAATCCGGGTCAAGTACTCCCGTAGTGTAGTGGTCAATCATTTCAGCCTTTGGAGCTGAAGACCCCGGTTCGAATCCGGGCGGGAGTTTCATCCGAGTGGAAGAGGAACGGATGTAAAAAGGATATTCCTCAAGGGCGGCACGCCTGACGGTGAGGGCATCCCGAATGGTCGGGACTTCAACGTGTACGAGCGAGATAATGGAAAACAGAAACGTATGCAGGTCGACAGCGCAAACGGAAACAAAAACCGCGAAGTGTTGAATCTCAGGTTCAATTCCTGACCGCCCTATTGCCGGGGCTTCCTGGCGTGAAATTTTGGAGTATGAAAACGTGGGAAAAAAAGTAATACTCGATCTCAGAAACGATATCCCTCAAGACGTGGGATATGTAATTCCTGGGAAATTTGCAAAACGGTATTACAGTGTTGAAGATATCCCGGTCCTGTTGGATGTAATCGCGAGTCGAATGAATGTACTGAGAACAGAACCGAGAGAACTGTTTGATATTATAATTTTTGGGAATGTCCAGGCTAGTGTTTTCGGCAGGATTGTAATTAATCTTAGCCGGTGGGATGATGTTGAATCCCTTGTGTATATTCGTCCTGGGGATGAGCCTGTAAGGATTTTCCCTGAGTAAAAAAATAAGGAGCCAACTAAGATGAGTGATTTTGATACGACTATGGTGAGGGATCTTGCCCTCGCTGATGAGAAGAGAAATACGAGAGTGCAAAAATACTGTTCTTTTTGTGGGCAGCCGTTCCTAGGAGACCAGAACGACCCCGAAACACGCTGTAAAGATTGCAGGTGGGGTAACTTATGAGCGTTTTCGAGAAAACAATCAAAGACCTGCAAGGACTTTACCCGGATCTTATTCTCGATGCTTCCGGTAAATCTGCCAAGAAACCCGTAACCACGAAACTCGATTTGGTAATATACGAAGATAAACAGCCTCCAGAATGGGAAGCTGTAGACAAAGAAACTGAAGAGGTTACTCTTGTTAAAGATGTTGCCGGGGCCCCTAAACTAATTATCCTTGAGTTTGTAAGCGTTTTTAACGAGTTTAAGGGGGAAGCTGTTAAGAACGCAACGATTGAGCCTGTTAAAGCTCCTGAAGAGCCTGAGAATAAGGCTGAAGAAGTTATACAAGAGCCTCCAAGTGACGCTGATAGGCGGGCAATGCTTGATGAGATAATGGACGGGAAAGTAGAGCCTGTTAAACATGTGCCAAATAAAGCACTCGCGGCGAGAGAAAGGGCGATTTCCAAAGCTCCTGCTACAATACCTCTGGATATAAGAAACATGCAGATTCAGGAGCTTACCTTTGAGGACATAAAAAACTATGTATGCCCTGATGCTACGGACTCCGAAGCATTTATGTTCTTGAAGTTGTGCCAGGCTCGCAATCTTAACCCGTTTATTGGTGAAGCTTACCTGATAAAATACGGGAATGATAAGGCTCAGATGGTCGTAGGAAAGGAAACGTTTACCAGGCGGGCAGAAGTAAACCCTCATATAAGAGGCTGGAAAGCTGGAATTATTATAAGAGTAAAAGCTGAAAAGGATAAGTCAGCGGGACCAATCGAGAGAAGAGAGGGGGCTTTTATCCTGCCAGAAGAAGAGCTTCTGGGTGGATGGGCTAAGATTTTCAGGGATGATATAGAAGAACCTCACCTGTATGAAGTAACGCTTCAAGAGTACCTGGGAAGAAAGAGGGACGGGCAGATAACAAAGATGTGGAGAGAAAAGCCCTGTACGATGATAAGGAAAGATGCTCTTGTGGGCGGGCTCCGAGAAGCTGCTCCTTCTGAGTTTTCTGGGATGTATGACCAGGCTGAAATTGAAGGGGGAATAATCGAGGCTAATTTTGAGGAAGTGGAAGCATGAGGAAATCACGCTTCGCAGAATCCCTCTTAAAAGCTCGCTCTAAGGGGGAAATAACCTCCCCTTCTGTCATTTCCCTTTACGGTGTCCACCGGGTAACAATCGAGCCCGGATGCGAAATGAAAGAGATGTTTGGGAAGACCCAGGCGACCCTTGAAGAGATTAACGAGACTCTCAAGAAACTTGCCGGGAAAGACGAGCAAACCGTTCAGATCGTCAAGGAAGTTCTCTTACAAGCCCTTGAAGCGCCTGAAAGTGCGAAAGAGATAGAAGAATAGGAAGTGACAAAGACTATTTTTCACATGCATAATATAAATAAGTTTTCTTTTCTAACATTTTATTTTTAACAGTTCGTAACATATATTAGAATATATATTCAGTATGAAGAGTCTGGTTTTTCTATTGGAAAGCGTTGGATTATTTGGAAACAGTGATTTTTATATTTATAGGGTTACAGTGTGAAATATATTTGGGGATTTTTATTTAATTTTTTGGATAAGTGGAAAACCTTATATACATAAGTTACGTATTACGTAGTACGTAATAATTACAAAGAGTAAATGGAGATATTATGGCTGCAAAAGGTATCAAGGAAATATACCTCAAAGAAGAAGATTACGAAGTAATAAGAGACTTCGCAAACCGAACAAAACCAGCAGGCTGTAAACCGAAAAGGAACAGTGAGCTAGTTAAAGAAGCGTTTAAAATTGCGTTTGGGGTTGAATTTCCGAGTGATGCTGTAAGAGCATAACAATAAATAAAAGAATACTCATAAAAGAAGGTTAGAATATGGAAATAACAGGAGCCAACATAGTTACTACTATTTTTCAAAGAAATGAAGGGAGGGTTTAATTATGCCCTACTTAGACCCATGCCCTGAAGATAACCCCAGTAATTTTAGGATTATCAAGCCGGGTTATTTTGAGGAATATCTTAAAGATAAGCCTCTAACCGATTGTGAAAAACAATTTATTGAATGTATAAAAGACCCTGTAATTTTATCTTTGTTGAATCTATTTCTCCTTGAGAAAGTTGTTCCATTACGCACATTTAGAGAACAAGTATATGCTATTGAAAATCTTAGTGTAGAGATGGAAAAATGGATACGTGAGAGGGGATTCGATGACCTCTAAAACGGGGATTTTACTTATGGGGTCATCAAAAGAAAGGCAGTTTTTAGACTTGTGGAATGATCCCGAACTAAAGCCGGTAGTCGAAAATCAAATAGGTAAATACTTGCTTTCAGATACCGGGAGAAGCATAATATCAGACGTTTTTTACTCGATGCTTGGAGATACGAGATTACTCAAGCGGGTTGGGCTTCTCGAAGCGTTTACCGGGCTTGACGTTGATTCTCATTGTGTCGGTTCTGATTGGGAATGGGAAGAAATGAGCACAATTGAAAGGGAGATGTACCCGGAGAATAAAAAAATCGTAGTACAGCCTCTTAACGCTCAACTTTCTCTTATTGCTGATAGAATTAATGATGCTTCTTTGCCTGTCCTTCGTGAAACCGTTTTTTCTGGAAACGAAACAGAGGTAAGGGCAAGACTCCTCAAAGATCATCTTCCTGATGTTGGCATGAGAAACGGGAAGCGGTTCTTAACATCCCAGGAAGTTCAAAAATACCTCTTGTATGAGATTGACGAGGCACACAGGACAACCGAGAAGGCAGCTAGGAAAGTCGCAAATGATGTAATGAAAAAGGCTTTTGGGAGGTTTCCTGAGAGCCTGATACTTACTAAAAATAAGAAAAGACTTAATGTGATTGAATTTATAGAGAAACGCTAACAGGATCACCGTAACCGCGTGGTTACGCTTAGCGTAACTGGCGTAACCAGTTACTCACGCTAATCAACTCATCTAACCAAGAAAACATGAGAAAAATAAGGGTTTTGAAAGATATGTGATAAAAGATAATAATACTCTAAAAATAAAGAAGAAAACTTGACGAAAAATGTCGTTTAACTTCTTTGAATATAATATATAGATGAATACGAATAGATTATAGAGTGTTACGATTTCATGTGATGGATTGGTAAGGGGAGTGTTTCTCGGTTACAGTTTTTCTTTGTAGCGTAACGGCGTGGTTACGCTGGTTACGCTAAAATACTATCTAAAAATATCGAGATGATTATCATGCGTTTAATGAGTGGACATACGGAAAATGCTGATTTCAATGCGGCTAAAAATATAGCTTCTAGGGCTGTCGTCAATCAGCCTATTGTGTTCTGCTTAGGAAACTAAGACATAGAAACGCAAGCCCCACAGCTTTAGCGTGGGGTAGTTGACTTCCCAACAGGCCCATCTCATACTTCTCCTTGTATGGCGTCGTATTGGAGGTCAATACCAATCCGACCAGGGGAAAAACAAGATGAAAATGAGTATTGAACATTCCTTTGAATACACGAGGTGTTAACAATGTCAAAATCACCAACATTAGCTTTAATCTTGTCCATAGTCCCAGGCTTAGGCCACGTCTACGCTATGGGTACAGCAGGAATCCCAAGAGCACTTGTGTTCTTGGGTAGTATAGGTATCTCAATCTGGTTCTGCCTTATCCTCATAGGGTTCATCATGGTTCCTATCCTGTGGATCTGGTGTGCTGTTGATGCAATGGGTATGGCAGCTAGAGCAAACCAGGGACTAAATAAAAATACTACTTTTGGAGTGTGAATTATTTTTTTTCTAAAATTCAGTTAACACCGTTAACACTATTACATTTAAAATTAATATATCAAATGGGAATTCCTATGACTACAATCAAGAAAAAAACGAAGAAAAAAAGGGTAAAACCTCCACGAAATCCCGAAGTTTTCAGATGGACTCCGCAACGCAAAAAAGCTGCATTATTATTATCAATCGGCACTAAAAATTATGAAGAAGTAGCTGCAGAGGTTCGGGTCCACATCTCAACCCTCTGGGAATGGCGGAAAAATCCAATCTTCCTCAAGGAAGTCGACGGGCTCACCCTCGAAAACGAATTGGCAACCAGGGCAGGCCTTCTCCGGGAATGCATCAAAGGCCTTGACCTGAAACGAGACAAAATTGAAAATGACAAGAACACTCATCTCCATTACGTCCAGGCAATAGCTGACCTCCAGGGTCTGACAAAACAAAAGGTCGAACTTGATGCTAATATGAACCACACCGGCGGAGGCGCAGTAACGATATACATTCCAGACAACGGGCGGGATAAAAAACAAGATGACGAACAAGAATAGTCCTGATAAGGAGATCCGTCCTCAACCAGGACCCCAAGAATTTTTTCTTTCTTCTCCGGCTGACATTATCATATATGGCGGGAGTGCGGGCTCTGGAAAATCTTTTGTACTTCTTATCGAGCCTCTCAGACATATACACGTAAAAGGATTCACAGCTAATATTTTCAGAAGGACATATCCTCAGATCATGAACGAAGGTGGCCTGTGGTCCACATCTCAGGAAATCTATCCTTACGTTGGAGGAAAGCCCAGGGAAGCAGATGTGCGCTGGAAATTCCCTTCCGGAAACTCTATCAAATTCGCTCACCTCGAGCATGAGAAATCAAAACTGGAATACCAAGGCTCTCAGATCTGCTATATTGGTTTTGACGAATTAACACATTTCAGCGAAGGCCAATTTTTCTATCTTCTCTCCAGGAACCGTTCAACCTGTGGGGTCAAACCTTACGTTAGAGCAACCTGCAACCCGGACCCGGATAGTTGGGTAGCTCAGTTTATTGCATGGTGGATAAATCAGGACACAGGCTATCCAATCCCTGAACGCTCCGGTGTAATCCGTTATTTTGTTCGCCATGGTGACGCTATCTATTGGGGTGATAGTACCACGGAACTATGGGAACAGGTACAAGACAGAATGACCATAGAAGACTTTCATCCCACTTCATTCACTTTCATTTCTGCAAGGCTTGAAGACAACCCAGCACTCACAAGCAAAGACCCAGGATATAGAGGTAGGCTTCTTTCTCTCCCTCTAGTGGACCGCGAAAGACTTCTAGGCGGCAACTGGAAAATAAGAGCAAGTGCCGGGAATATGTTTAAGTCGGAATGGTTCAAGTTTCTCGAAGCTAGGGAAATACCCTGTAATCCTCAAGACTTGAAGAAAGTCCGATGGTGGGATACAGCAGCCACAGAACCAAATAAAGATAATCCTAATCCCGATTGGACGATAGGCGTACTCATGGGTGAGCACAAAGGCGAGTATTTCATTCTCGATGTTCAACGTTTTAGGAAGAGTCCGGCAGCCACAGAAGAGGCTATGAGAACAACGGCAGAAATGGACGGTAAAACTGTAGAAATCGGAATGGAGCAAGAGCCAGGGAGCGCAGGGAAGCGAGAGGCTGAACGTTTTAAGCGGTCCATATTCGCGGGATATTCTTTCCGGGCAGAACTTTCAACAGGGGATAAAGTTACAAGGGCTAAACCCTTCTCTTCTGCTTGTGAAAATGGATTAGTCCATTTAGTCAGAGGTTCTTGGAATTATGATTTTATTTCTACTCTTGTTAATTTCCCTGATGCTCAGTATCACGATGATGATGTAGACGCAGCGAGTGCAGCACATAGTTATCTATCTAGGAAGATAAACAGTAATTTTAGTCTTTCTGGATTGGTAAGGACAAAAAGGCGATAACATGGACGAATACAAAGATCTAAAATCAATAATCGACGAAGCAACTGGAGTACACAAAGACGCAACTAGAGACAGACCGTACGACGGACAACCACATACTTCCGAAGGGATACGAGGGAAAACCTTAGTCGAAGGTCTTACCATGCGAGATGTAGCTGACTGTATGGCCATTGGATTACTCGAAGCATCCGGTATACCAGAATTACAGGACGCAGCAGAAAGAGGAATATGGACATACAACGACCTGTATAAGCTCGAAGATTTTGATCCTGTTGCAGCCATTCAATGTATGGGGTGCAACCTCGAAAAGATGATGGGGATTTATCCAAACGCTCCGAAATTGCACTTTGAAGATAAATAATTCATTTTTTTCTTATTTTTTCCAATAAATACCACACATTTTTATACAAAAACCCCCATATTTCTATTGTTAACGGCGTGAACAACTAAAAGAAGGCGGTCATCTTATGGACTTCATAGCTCTCCAAGAATCTATCTATTTTATCTCAGGCATTCTCGCGGCTGTAGCAGGCGCATATGGCACGATGAAAACACAGGGTAAGGTAATCTATCCTATCCAAAAAATTGAATCAGGAAAAGCCCGGATAAAAGCTCTCATCGAACAACAGGATGCAGCCGGGCAGGTCATTGACATACTTGATAACATTTCTCCCGCAGAATTGAACGCAATTCTTGAGAAAGCGAAGGTTCTGTCTGATGATGGATTCAGCGCAGCCGAAGCGCAGGAATTAGGCGTTATGATTGTGACAGCAGTTAAGGAAAAGTGAATGCATGCCTGAGTTGAACGCCGCGGCTCCTGTTAAGAAAAGCTCGTTTCGACTAGCAGCAGCAGCCGGCGTATTAGGAAAAAAAGAAAACCCGACGAATTTCGGGGATTACACGAATTTTGATACTTCTAACAGATTTTTCAGATATCAGCAGCTCGTTAAGTCAACTCCCTATGCTTCTATCGGAATGAAAAAACTCAAGACTTCGCTAACGAAAGGGCTCGATTTCGATGGCAAGAGCAGGCGACAAGTTGACGAATTCCGCAAGTGGATGAAAAAAACTAATCTAGTCGGACAAGTTCAAAATATCGCAGGCTCACTTTTCCGAGATGGGACTTTTTGCGGGGTATTAAACGGCAATAATCCTGACACTCTCAAGCTTCAGCCTCTTTTAATGGCACATACTACGCTTCTTCCCGAAGGCATAGAGCATGGAAAAGCCTCTAAGGTACTTTTACAGCCTCCTATTAAGGAGTTCGTTGTTAATGAGGGAAGCACAGGGGACGTTCAGGAAGTCACGTATAAGGCTCAGGATGTAGTTTATGGGGCTTTGGATGAATGGGACTCAATCCAATTAGATATTAGAGAACGTGAAACATGCGGGCTTTATGGTGAGAGCCTAATTGATCCTATTGAACTTTCTATAAGATATCTCCATGTCATAAATCAAGGATACGTGGAGTTCGTTAAAAAATACGGTATGGGGAGATACAGTTACTCTTTCCCTATTTTAGAAAAATTACTCGAATCCAATATTATAGATTTCAATGTTTTTCAAACAGAAATTAATGACTGGATGGAAGATAACAAGAACCTTTCACAAAATGAAGATCTCGTCGGCATCGTAAAAGCGGAAGCCATCGATGCTAAAGGCTCTTTAGATATAATGGAATTCAAAAAAGCCTTAGAGACTGACATCCAGCTTGGTTTCTTACAAAGTGACTTATCAATGGGCGACTCGAAAGGGTCAACTTATGCAGCCGGTTACGTTTCTGAAAATAGCAGGATGGTCGCTCTCGAAAATCTACAGCTCAATCTTTCTAATATTGTTAACGATTTCATTAACAGACGGCTCGTTTTGCAAAATAAATCTGAAGATTCAGTGGAAATAATCTTCGATGAATTAAGCCTCCCTCAGATGTCGGCAGCCGAGATAACTGAATGGTATGCGACGGGGATTATTACGAAGGAGCAGGCTTTAGAGTGGGGCGGGTTTCCAGTTTTAGAATCAGGCGGTGAGTAAAATTGAATTCAATAGTTCCAGCAGCAAATTACACTTTCGACGCGAGTGAAAAAACAATCACTCTATCAAGTCCATACAATTTGATGACGGAAGAACAAATCGTCACAATTCGGAACATCACGAAAAACCAGCTTATTTATGATTCTGCCAATACCAACAGGGGGCAGATATCAATAACAAACGGTACAACATCAGTAAACATCAGGCATGGTTTCCACAAGACCCCATCATCGATCCAAATTACTCCAACAAGTTCATTGGGCACTGCCTCATCAATATGGGTCTCGTCCAAAGATACAGGTACAGGAAATTTATTTACTGTTTCTACCAATGTTGATCCTGGGCAGGATGTTACATTTGATTGGCAGGCTACATTGTGAGGTTCTAAATGCAAAAAATAGACGTATTTCGCACAGCAGATAAAAAATCTTTCCAGCTTGCAGATGGTGGTATATTTGGGTTTCAAACAGATACAAACTACAC